ATCTAATGAATTGGTTAGACGAAAACAACATTCCGCATTACAAAGACGATTATAACAATGTTTATGCAACTAAACAAGAAACTGAAGAATTGCCTGAGGATTTTTATTTTCCTTGCGTTATATCTCACACTGATACTGTGCACGAAATTTGCCATCTAAACATTAGAGAAGAATTTTTACAAAACGCACAAAAAGAAGAAAAGTTATCACTCAAAGCATACGACAATATTGGACTACCAGTTGGAATTGGTGGTGACGATAAATGTGGTGTTTTTGCTTGTTTGACTTTATTGAAAGAACTTCCTTATTTGAAGGCGGCTTTCTTTGTATCTGAAGAAACAGGTTGTCACGGTTCTAGTAAATCAGACCCCGAGTTTTTTAAAAATGTTGGATATGGTATTCAATTTGACGCACCTGAAAACTGGATGATTACTGAGAAATGTTTTGGACAAGTATTGTTTGACAGAGAATCAGAATTCTTTGAGGTTTGTGATAAAGTTCTCAGTGAGGGAATGATTAAAGAAGATATGGACTACATGGTTCACCCTTATACCGATGTGTATGCTCTTAGAGGAAAGTTTGATTTCTCTTGTATAAATTTCTCAATTGGATATTATGAATATCACAGTAGAAATGAATATGTTGTTGTAGAGGACGTATTCAACGGTATTGATATGGGTAAAAAAATGATTGAACTTTTGGGTAATAAATTACATTATAAAAAGGCTAAACAATATGATTGGAAAACAAGACAGGTCTTCTAAATAAAGTCTTCCAACTTATCAATATAACGTTTAACTATCGGGTGGTCTTGAATATCAGTAAATTCGCCACCCGATTTTTTTATGTCCTTAATTCCCATCACAACTTGTTCTAAATAGGTTTTAATCATTTTGGACATTGATGGGTATTTTTCAATATAGGGAGAAAGTTGAAAATTTGGCTTTGCAATTTCCATAGGTATACCTGATTTTATCACAAGTTTTGCGAGCATTTGTTTTGCAAAATTGTCGGCATCCATTTCCATCTTCCAGTATTGTTCTGATAATTTTTCAAAATCATCTAAATCATAATCAGTCAGTGGATTATCCATTTTCAACTGACTAATCTGGTCTTCGTGCCTAATTTCGTGGAATATTGTGTAAATAAAATCACCCAAAGTAGACATTTGATTTGGAGAACAAATGATGATACTGTCCTTTGTCCTAACACCGGAAAATCCTGTAGAACAAGAGTTTAAGAATTTAATTTTTAAGTTGTGGTCTGTAATATAATCAATAACAAACTTTGTAATCTCATCAATTTTTGGTTGGAACTTTTCTGGAAATTTTGTTTTGAATCCATCCATAAGTCTACCAAGATTTGATTGAGTTTTCGGTGTGTTATCATGACCACACTTGTGACAAATATATTTGTCATCTCCACCATCAGATAAATCCCATGACCATCCACAACCGTCACAAATAACTTTGCCGTTCTTGATTTCTTCTTTCAATATTCTCCTGATAAGATTTTTCACATATATAAATACAAAAAAAGGGGGAATAAATTCCCCCCTTAATTATCTACCCTTTTTTGTGACTTTGACTTCCTCTCCGTCAACTTTGATTTGATAGGATTTGTTTTCAACCATCTTACCTGTCAATACTTCTTCAGATAAAAGGTCTTCAACCTTGTCTTGAATTGCCCTTTTTAAAGGACGAGCTCCATACAATTCATCGAATCCAATTTTAGCTAAATAATTAACTAATGTTTCATCGTAACTGATTGTGTATTTCATCTCATCAAGACGAGCTACAAGTTTCTTCAATTCAATCTCAGTGATTTTCTTGATGTCTTCAGGACTTAATGAGTTGAATACGATTGTATCGTCGATACGATTCAAGAACTCAGGAGAGAAGAAATTCTTCATCTCTTTCATTAATACCTGTTTTTTAGCCTCCTCGTTTCCGTAAGTGTTGTTAGAGAAACCAATACCAGTTCCGAAGTCCTGAAGTTTCTTAACACCCAAGTTAGAAGTAAGGATAATCAACGTATTCTTGAAGTTAATCTTACGTCCAAGACTATCGGTAACATGACCATCGTCTAAGATTTGGAGTAAAATTGTGAATACATCTTTGTGAGCTTTTTCAACCTCATCAAATAGGATAACAGAATATGGTTTGTTTTTAACCTTTTCAGTTAATTGTCCACCTTCTTCGTATCCAATATAACCTGGAGGAGCTCCAACCAATTTAGATATGGTATGTTTTTCCTGATATTCAGACATATCCACACGGATAAGTGAATCTACAGAGCCAAACATTTCTTTCGCTAATTGTTTGGCCAAGTGAGTTTTACCCACACCTGTTGAACCAAGGAATACGAATGAACCGATTGGACGATTGGGGTCTTTGATACCAAGACGATTTCTCTTAATTGCTTTTGCAATCTTGATAACTGCAGCGTCTTGACCAATTACTTTACCAATCAACTCCTTATCTAAATTGATAAGTGCTTTTGAATCATCAAGACTCATTTTGTTGACAGGGATTTTTGTCATGTTAGAAACAACATCATAAACATCTTCAAGAGTAATCTTTTGTTTGTCTTTGATAAGTTGTTCTTCAAACTTAGTCTTTTCAGTCTCAAGTTTATCTAACAATTTCTTTTCCTTGTCACGAAGTTGTGCGGCCTGTTCGTAGTTTTGCATCTTAACAACATCAATTTTCTGTTGTTTGATTTCAGAAGCTTTCTTCTTAAGGTCTTCGATTACAGGTGGAACTTTAAGTTCGGTCTGCATACGAGCTCCAACTTCATCCAAGATGTCGAATGCCTTATCAGGGAATTCACGGTCGGTGATATATCGGTCAGCGAGTTTAACACACGTTTCAATAATCTCATCCGTATATGAAACCTTATGATAAGATTCATATTTGTCTCGAACATTCTTGAGGATTTGGATTGTTTCCGCAACTGATGAAGGTTCAACCAAAACCTTTTGGAATCTACGTTCCAATGCTCCATCCTTCTCAATGTTCTTACGGAACTCATCGAGAGTGGTTGCTCCAATACATTGGAGTTCACCACGAGAAAGAGCTGGTTTGAAAATGTTTGAACCATCCATAGAACCTGCTGAGTTACCAGAACCAACAAGGGTATGAATTTCATCAATGAATATGATGATATTGGGATTTGCTTGAAGCTCTTCAATAATAACCTTCATTCTTTCTTCAAACTGACCACGGTATTTAGTTCCCGCAACCACAGAAGTTAAATCAAGGTTTACAATTCTTTTGTCCACGAGATTTCTTGGACATTCACCATTCACAATTTTGATTGCGAGACCTTCAACAAGTGCGGTCTTACCACAACCAGGTTCCCCAACGATAATTGGGTTGTTTTTCTTACGACGGGAAAGAATCTGAGCGATACGTAGTATTTCTCTATCTCTACCAATAACAGGGTCCAACTTACCTTGTTCTGCAAGTTTATTTAAATCTCTACTGAAATTATCCAAGACAGGAGTGCTACTGTCTGAATTCTGTTTTTGTTTTTTACTCTTCATTGTTTCGTCGTCGTCCATTAAATCATTCATAATGTATAATTTTTACAAAGGTGTGTCAAAAATTGGACACTGCCAAATATTTTGACAAATTGTCAGGGTTTATTTTTTTATATGTCATTATGACATATTGTTAAGAAAAGAACTGAAAATATTACAGAGATGTGCCAACGGCACCGAACTTGATTATTACAAATATAAATAATAAATTTTAAAAAAACTAAAAAATTATGATTTACGGAAATTCAGAATTGAATGATTTATTTGACACAATTTTCAACAACAAAGGAAGGTCAAACTACAACTACACCACCACTCTTGTAAATAGTGATTCAGGAAGTGAACTTTATGAAATTAACCACACCAAAGACGGAGCTTACCTCTTCTTCGACGCACCCGGATTCAACAAGTCAAACTTAAAAGTTGAGATGGAAGGCGGTGTTATTCATATTGAAGGCAAAAGAACCTATAAGTTGAATAATGAAGAAAAAAATAAATCTATTTCCCAACAATTTAAAATCGGAGATGATTATAATGCTTCATCAATCGAAGCAACAATAGAAGATGGTTTACTAACCGTGTTTGTTCCTAATTACAAAAAACAAGAAAAGAAAAGAATCAATCTCCTTTAAAAATTAACCCTCACTTCGGTGGGGGTTTTTACATTATAAAATCAAAAGGTTTACCACCTAATGTTTTTTGAGTAAGTCTGTCAACAATCGATGCGTTAGAAAATATTGTAATACCATCGGTAAATGTTCCTTTGGAATGATGTGCATGTCCAAAAAGATGGTATTTTGGTTTATATTTTTTTACATATTCTAATAAACTAAATGAACCGACACTTTTACCTAATTTGTTGTCAAGAATGTCTTTTGGAGGGCCATGAGTTATTAATACATCACATTCTATGTCTTTTAATTCGTTTTGAATATCAATGTCCGATAATTCCCCAAAGGGATAACGTGTATTAAATTCCTTTAAGGTCCCTGTTAATCCATAAAAAGTTATGTTACGAATTTTGAGTGATGAGTTTTGTAGTAATACAATATTTTCAGGTAATTTATAATTTAATAATTCTTCATCATGATTACCTAAAACAATAATTTTAAAATCGTAAGGTGTTCTATCAATCCAATCCACAATTTTTTCAATAGGTATTTTGTTTTCGAAGTCTAATATATCACCAGAATGAATCAGAATATCACCTCCAAGCAGAGTTAGAGTATCGTGATATCCATGGGTATCAGAAATGTGTGTTATCTTACAACTATTATCTATCATATCCAAGAACTTTGAAATCAGAGATAAAATTTTTGTATATGATTTCCTTGGATTCTGAGTCCAAAAGATTATCATAATTGATTTCTATTGGATTTCTATTCAAATTATATACAGGACCAATTTCTGATGAGATAAGGTTTGAAACTATTTTTAGATTATTTGATAAATCTTCGATTTTGAAGTAATGAATTTTTACACCTAAGTCATTGTGTGCTATTTGTTCGTCAAACATTCTTACACCCGACCAACTTTTTTTCGTCCGTAAATTTTCATAATAATGAGAATCATCTCCAAAAAAATTTTTTATAAAATTTTCAGATGATTTACATTTGTCTACGTGAAAAACAAATTCTTTAAAATTCATTCCGTGAAATGTAATTTTTTCATTGTTTGGGCTTATTCTAATTAGTTGATAGTAAGATGATACAAATCTATAATATGGATTTCTTGTAAATTGTAATATTGTATACTCTTCAGGATTTACTATGTCGTGTAGTTCACAAATTTCTGAAAGTTTCGGATGAAATACGGGATATCCAACAATTTTGGTTGATACATTAAAATTTATTTGAGCTCTTCTAAACACATCTTCGAGGGATGTTGATGCTGTTTTTGGTGGGGATAAAATAATTATTTTTTTTTCTGTGGATATCATGATTTTAATAAAGATGATTGAACCCAATCAACAATTAAATGAATTCTATCATTATCACCAAAATTATCAACAGAATGTTTTTTCTTATCGTTATTAATTTCCCAAAGCTCACCCAACATTAAATTTTTCTTTTCATCACCAACTGTGAAAAAACAATTTTCGTTTGTTTGAATTGCAACATGTATTCTTCTACAATCAACTAAAGTTAGACCCGTGTCAACATGAGATGGAATTGATTTTTTTGCTGGTAAATTAACGAGTATTGCTCTCATTATTTTACCGTCTTCATTTGTGTTTTTTTGAATAATATTTTCCAATTTCGAAATTTCAGATTCAAAAAGAGAATAAAGATTAGTTAAATGAATTTTGAAAGAATCAAAATTTAAATTTTTATCAAAAATAATTGGTATTGTTTTAGTGTTGGAGTGGACAATATATTTTAACTGTCTATCAATAAATTCATCCCAATTCAAATTATTATTTTTGATGATTTTTATTATAGGTTCAACATCAATTTTTCCATGAAATAAAAACGTCTCATTAAGTTCCATAGTTATATGTCCAAACATTTTAATTTACCGTCAGAACTGTATCCAAAGTTGTAACGGTGTGCATCAACCAAAGTTTCGTGACCAACAACTTTTTCGATTGCTTTTTCACAATCTTTAAAAAGTTTAAAATACTTGATGAAAAGATTATAAGCATCTTTATCGTAATCGTTTAATTTATTTGCAATCTCAGAGATTGTTTTTTGGTCATGCCCATGGTTTGTATATATGTCAGTGATATCTCTACCAAATGATTCGTCTTCAGAATCTATAACTCCTATCTCCTCCAACTTATCCTCTATTTGTTGCCACTCACTTAATACTCTATCTGTTTGTAATTTTTCGATTTCTGCATAATAAGTCCCACGAACTTCACTATCATTTATTTTACCTGTTCTAAAAACTTCGGCAAAAATATTAGGATTTGAACGGAATACTTTAACCCAATGTAAAACACCCTCGTCACCCACTTTGAATAATCTATTGGGGTTGTTTCTCGAAGAATAGATTCTATGTTCCATCCCACGATTGAATTCGTTTTTTTGTTGCGTTCTTACTTCAATCAAAAAGTTTTTTATAATTTGTTCAATAGATTTCATGATACTATTAAATAGTAAAAAGGTTTGAAATTCTTTTAATAACAAATCTATTTATGATTATGGAAACTTGGAAAAAATTTATTGAAGAGACTTCGAGTATGCAAGAACTCTTAGAGAAGTATTTGGAAATTAGATTACTTCTGAAAGAATTGGGTCACACTGAAGAAACCGTAACTAGAATTAAATCAGGGCCTAACAAATTATTCGAATTGAGAGCAGAAATTGCTTATTTATTTGACCACCTTAAAAAACATTTACGTAAATATGGGTTTGATATTCCTGATTCAGAAGTTAATCTTTATTTACAATCAAAAATGGATAAAATTGATTCATTAATACCATTGAACAATGCCAATAACTAGAGAAGAAATCAAAGGAACGAAGATTATCAACGAAATAAAGTCTTCAAACATTAAGAAAACTGAATACGACACTGAAACAAAAAAATTAGTGGTTGAATTTAACAACGGACTAAAATACGAGTATGATGAAGTTCCCCACCAATCATATACTCAATTCAGAAAATCGGAATCACAAGGTAAATTTTTTACAACCGAAATCTCAAAAAAATTCAAATATAAAAAACTATAGGTATCCAACTATTTATTAAGGATGGATAGTTACAAAAAAATTCTTGATAGTTTTTCGATTAAAGAAACACTTAACCCAAAGGTTTGGGAAAATCCGAGCGACCCTGAAAAAGCAACCTTGATAACCAAAATCAGAAAGGCTCTTTTGCGTATTGCAGATGAGTTTGTTGATGATTTGGGAGAGGATGTTTTTGTTGAAGATATCTACCTGATGGGTTCGTTAGCGAATTTCAATTGGTCTGAGTTTTCCGATTTTGATTTACACGTTATCATCGATTTCGAAAGATATGGTAAACAAGAAAAATTATACGAAGAATTATTCGACCTTAAAAAGAAATTATTTAATGACAAACACAACATCAGGATTTTTGGATATGATGTTGAAGTATATGCTCAGGGAGAATCTGCCGAATCCCACAGCGATGGAGTTTATTCTATAATGAATAATGAGTGGGTTCACGTTCCAACAAAAACACATAAGAACATTGATATGTCAGTTCTGAAAAAGAAAATTAAATGTTGGACTGATAAGATAGATGATGCAGTTGAAATTGCCAAGTCTGAAGGTAATGCTGAAAAACTTAAATCTCTTAAAGAAAAATTAAAAGATTATAGACAGTCTGGTTTGAGTAAAGATGGTGAATTTTCTTATGAGAATTTGGTATTCAAATTCCTAAGAAGGTCAGGACATATTGGTAAGTTGTTTGATGAAAAGACAAAGATTAAAGATAAAGAATTATCAATTGAGAACAAACTGAAAGAAAATCTTTCAATTAAAAAAGTAGTTTTTGAAGATGCAGAAAGTCATCCATTTATTGATATGTTGAAACAATTGACAATTGCTGTCGGAGGAACTCCTGAAGTTTCAGACGCAATTGCTAACTCAAAATATCTAACTAATTTGAATGGACTATTAGATAACAATGTGAAATATGAATATACACCAGGTCAAAAAGTTCCATATTTTGCAGATGTCGAAGAAATACAAAAGGGATTACAACTTTTAGGACACTCATTACCGAAATCTGGCGTTGATGGAAAATTTGGTCAAGAAACAGAAGAAGCAACCAAAAAGTTTCAAGAAAAAAATAACATGACTGAAACAGGTGTTTTTGGAAAAGAAGAAATAAAAACCCTTATCGAAAATCTAATTTCTCAAAATTTTAAAGATAGTGATTTAGGTAAAGTTCAAACAGAACGTCAATATAGTGATAGTAGTGTAAAATCTAGTTTAAAGTTTAGAGATGCTGTTGACACCATTACAAACAAATTAGAAGGAGGATATTTTCATCCCTATATGAAAGCAGCAAACCAAAGTAAATTTGGGGTGATGGGTGATAGTGGAGAAACTATGTTTGGTATGGATAGAAAACATGGTAGACAAGAAAGTAATTCATCGGCAGGGGTTGAGTTTTGGAGATTAATTGATGCTGAAGACGCAAAAAGTAATTGGAAGTATGGATATGCTTTAGAAGATAATCCTACCTTAAGAGACAAATTGTTAGATTTGGTTTCACAAATTATGGAACCACATTTTTTAGATTTTTCTGAAAGATATCTTTCTGATGAGGCTAAGAACATTATTATGAGTGACCCCAAACTATATTTTAACTTCGCTTACGCGGCATATCAGGGGTCTGGATGGTTTCAAAAATTTGCCAAAAAATTTAATCAGAAAGTAGAAGAAGGTGTTACAAATATAGATGAACTCAGAGATTATGTTCTCCAAATAAGAAAAGAAAGTGGAAATCCAATAATTTCAGGTTCAGGAAACAAGATAAATAGGATATTTGATACAATGCCATAAAAATAATAATGAGATTATTTACTCAATTCATATATTTATAAAGAAAAAAAATGGCGTTAGTTACATATCTCGTTGGTAGTTGCTCTGGAGGTCCGGCAATATTAGTTGATTTTGATAGTGTTTCGTTACCTGCGGTTAACGGTAATTATTATTTAACTTTTGTGGGTGCGACTGCACCTGGTTGTTATGATATCATAGACAATGCAGAGCCAGCAACTGGGGTAGATAGAGTGGCAACCTTATCTACAGATTATGGTGATTGTGTTACCTGTCTTGCGGCTAATCCCACACCAACCCCGACACCAACTCAAACAGTTACTCCAACAACTACACCGACAAATACACCCACACCATCAATAACGCCAACAAACACACAAACCCCAACACCAAGTATTACAACATCTGTCACACCGACTAAAACACCTACACCAACTCAAACACCAACGACAACAGTAACACCAACAGTGACGCAAACAAAAACACCAACCCAAACGCCAACAACAACTCCGACAAGAACAGTTACTCCAACAATAACTCCGACAAATACACAAACTCCAACTATTACTCCAACAAGAACATCAACTCCAACAATTACACCAACACCGACTATCACACCAAGTATAACTCCAACAATCACTGTCACACCATCTGTGACAAGAACTTTAACCCCTACACCAACAATAACTCCAACAACAACAATTACACCAAGTGTAACTCCTACATTAACACCAACACCAACTGTAACTCCATCATCGGCTCCATACTGGTTAATCAGAAATTGTGGTGGAGGTGGATTATTTAGTGTTGAGATAGACGGAGTAGTCACGTTAGGTCAAACAATATTGGCAACTTTTGGAAATCAAACACCTTATGGATGTTACATTGTTGAGGGTCATAGTTTCGGACCAATTATAGATACTGCAACTGTTGTAGATGCTTATGAAACTTGTGAAGAGTGTGGTGTTTATTATACAGGAACGACCGTTGATACTTTTTATGAATATAATGGATTCTGTTGTGACCCTGTAAGTGGTTATACAGGTTCAGGAACTACATATCCTCATCCAGAATATGGCACTGACGGTGGAATTGCGATTCAATCAATGTCAGTTAAATTAGGTGGATTCAACGGATTAAACAATTAAAAATTAAATAAAAAATATAAAAATGGCAGATTTAAAACCCCTAGGTAGTGAAAAACTCGAAGGACAAGATAAAATAAGAAGAATCATGGAAATCGCTCGTTTTAACGAAGCTCTTACTGAACTTGTTAACGAAACCTCAAAATCTCAATATTCAGTTTCTTTAGCCGATGGTAACAATTATGAAATTGTTAAAGAAAGACAAGGATATATTATTAAGAAAAATATATCTGAATCTGAAACAGATTATATTGAGCCTATGAAAAATAGGAAATACTATAATTCATATTCTCAGGCACTTAAAAGATTAAATCTTTTAGCTGGCGAGTTAAACAGAGTAAACGAAAACGAAGAAGAAGTTTCACTTTATGGTGAACAAAAGAAATTCGTTTTGAAAACTCCGAAACCAGAAGTTGAGGCGCCTGCAGCACCTGCGGCACCAGCTCCTATGGCTCCACCAGCAGTTCCATCACCAGAATTACCTCCATCACCAGTTCCAACCGGAGATGAAGGTAGCGATGTTGAAGACATGAGTGTTGATATGGACGCTGAAGGTGATATGGGTGGGGAAGAAGTTAGTATGGATGCTGAGATGGATACCGAAATGGGTTCTGAACCATCTGAAGAAAAAGTAACTTTCAAAACTATTCAAAAACTTACAGGTAAGTTAACTCAAAAGGTTAGAGTATTAGATAACGAAGAAGGAATGACTTCTGAAAATATCAAATACGTAATCAACATGGTTTTATCATCTTTAAATTTAGGTGAACTTTCTGAAGAAGATAAAGAAGACATTATGTCTAAATTTGAAGGTGACTCTGAAGATTTAGGTGGTGACGATATGGACGGTGAAGATATGACTGACGATACAGAAGTAGAAGATATTCAATCTGATATGGATGTTGAAATCGACCAAACTCAACCTGAAATGGGTGAAAGTAACGGAGCAATCTTCGATAGCATCTTTAAAGAATCAAAAGTTGACAAAGTAATTTCAAAATATTTCGAAGTTTCTAAGAAAGAAATTTTAGAAAACAGAGAAAGAAAGACAAACAAACAACAACAAATTAAGGAAAATGTTAGAACAAAAATGAAAGATGTTGTGAAAATGACAGAAACATTTGAACAAGAATTATCTGCTAAAAAGTTTTTAGAAGAAAATCTAAGTTTCCAATTTGTTGGAATTACTAATAAGAAAAATTTGGTGTTTGAAAATAAAACAAAACAAATTAAGATTTCACCAGAAGGATTAGTAATATGAGTTATTTGATTTACGTAAATGGATTAGGGCCTAACTATAAAGGTGATAACCTTTACGAATTCATATTCTCAGATAGTTTAGATGTGTGGGGTGAAGCGTGGGAAAGTAAACCATCAAATGGTTACCCAACTCCACCTGAATTAAAATATATTAAAAAGGTAGGAGTTCTGAAAAAGACTGATGTAAAGTTGGAATTGATTCAGAACTCCGATTTTTTTTGTATGATAGACGCAATGGATGATGTAGTTGCGTTATCCTGGGAGAGTGAGGAAGAACAAGGACAAAAAAGACTTGTATTCCGATTCGGAGAAGAGGAACAAAAAATAAAAGACAAACTCTATGAAAGAGATTTGATATTAGAATTTGAAAAGAAAGTTGTATATGAAAACTAATTTAAAAGCACTTCAATTAATAGAAAAAGGATTATCAGCAAAAACTGTTCATAAATTAACGGAATCTCAAGTTAATACTCTACATTCGAGATTAATAATTGCTGAGAAAAAAGAAACTAAAGAAGCTGTTACAGTTACAAAAAAAGAGACAACATATCCTGCAACAGAAGTTGATGCAATGAAAGCCAAGGGTCAATCAATTCCAGGTGGAAGCAGTGTTAGAGTAAATGCTGATGATAGTGTTACCGTAACCGCTGAAGGAGAAGTTAGTGAAGAGGAAGAAGTAACTATGGACCCAAACAAAGAAACCGAAACTCAAGACCCGAAACAAGTGGGTCCATCATCTGATGATGGATTTGGTGACGAAACTGACGGAATGGGAATGTTTGAAGGAAAATCAAATGCATTTTCTATTTGTCATTCTCAAGTTGGACCTAAAAAGTCAAGAAAATGGGAAAGATGTGTTAGAGAAGTAAAAAAACAATTGGGAGAAGGAAAAAATCCTGTATCTTTGTTTTTAGAAAATCAGATTATGAAAATTGTAGAAAGAAATTTACCTCCAAAAATTACTAAAGGGGAGTTATTAAAATATTTGGCAGAAGCAGGTCCTGCAACTGCACCATCAAAACCAAAAACTTCACCAACGACAAAACCAGGAAAACCTGCAACTAAACCAAGACCAAGTCATCCAGGAAAAAATCCAAACCCAGGTGAAAAAGAATCACCAAAGGCAAAAAAAGTTTCACCTGAGCAAGCGAAAGACGAAGTTCTTGACCTTATTATTAATTTATTACAGAAATAGTCATGGCAAAAAAATTGAAAGAACAAATAGATTACGGAAATACACCAGAAAGAATGGACCCAAGTTTGGAAAGAAAGTTGGCTAGCCCTGAGAATTTATATGCATCAAATCCTGCCATGAAAAAGGGAGTTGCTGATGTTCAAAGACTTGTTAGTAATAGATTCCAAAAAGTTGCTAATAAATTAAGAGAGGTTACTGGAATTGAGAATCTGAACTCAAAACAAGTTCAAGGAATGGTTTATGGTGAAATGATGAGAAAACTTCCTAACATCATGAGAATCGAGGCGGCACATAAAGACGAACTAAAACAATTAGCTATAGACGCTTCTTTGGATGAGGGTGAAGTTCCTGAAGGGTGGTATGAAATTGAAGCACATTTAGGTGAACAACCTGATACTTCAGATTTTAGATATCAACCTGAAGAACCTGAAGATGAAGAGGAAGAAGATGATGAAAAGGAAAACTTAGAACTTCCTTCATTTGATATCGAAGATTTAACGGACGAAGAAGAATTAGAATTAGAAAAACACAAGAGAAATATAATCAATGCAATCATCCAAGGTGCTGCGAAAAAAGGACATTACATTTTCCAAAAACCTGATGTTAAAGCAAGATTAGACGCAATCGACCCTTCTTTATACAGAGACTATTTGGGTATTATGGCAATCAATGATTTCATGTATTTTACAATGGAACAAATGATTGAAATGATGAGTCAGACAGGACAAGGTGTTGCAGGAAAAGTATCTTTAGAAGATGCTGATGATGATGGTGAAGAAGGCGGAGAAGGTGGTGGTGGAGAAGAACAACCTGATACAAAAATAGTTGCTACAGGTATGATTTTCCCTATTTTATGTCACGAGATTATCAAAGGATTAGAAGAGGCTAAAGGTAGACATGGTCATTCTAAAAACCCTGATGTTCGTGAAAAAGTTAGAGGTGCTGTTGATGTATTATCAAACGAACCGATGCAATTGAGAATAGGCCCTGAAATTGTAGAAAAAATAAGATTTGCCTTACCCGATGAAATGTTTGATGAATCAAACAAAGGCCTAATAAACTGGTTCCATATCTTGTTATACCAAGTGCCAGCTCAGGAATTTTTGGAAATTATAGGTAATGCTATTTCCGAAGACCAATCTAAAATCAGTAGAGCAACTTCAAGATTTGAAGAAATCATGAAGGAAGCGATGCAGATGAAAGAAGAGTTTGAGAATTACAAAGAAGAGAATGACACAGAATCGGACAGTGATGACGATGATGAAGATGACTTAGATGATTTCTTAGGTAGTTTGGGCATATCGAGACCCAAATAATCATTTGTGACTAAAGAACAATTAATTATAGAAGTAACGAAGTGTATGAGGAATACTCCTTATGCACTTCGAACTTATTTACAGACATACGATAACACAGTTTCAAAGTATGTTCCCTTAGACCTTTTTCCTGACCAAGTAAGTTTGATTGAAGACTACGATAGTCACAATGAAAATATTGCATTGAAATATCGTCAGGCGGGTGTATCAACAGTAACCGCTGCTTGGGCTTCAAAAAAATTGGTATTTGCCAAAAAACAAAAACCTGAAAAGATTCTAATAATTGCCAATAAGTTAGATACATCTGTCGAGATGGCTAACAAGATTAGAAGTTTTACAGAACAGTGGCCTGCATGGGTCGGTGTTGGATTTTCAAAAGAAAAAAACTCTCAAAGACACTTCAAACTTACAAATGATTGTGAAGTTAAATCTGTTGCAACATCTAAAGATGCTCTGAGAGGTTATACCCCAACCATCCTTATTTTTGATGAGGCGGCGTTCATTGAGGCTGACGGAGATTTCTGGTCAGCGTGTATGGCCTCACTATCCACGGGTGGTAAGGTTATTGTTGTTTCAACTCCTAACGGATACGACCAAATCTATTATGAAATCTATGACCAATCTTTGAGAAACATGAACGATTTCAAAATATCTGAAATGTTTTGGTATCGTGACCCTCGTTATACAAAAGACCTTTTCATGGTAAAAACAAACGATTTGGTTCATTATCTTCTTAACAGAGAGGAATATTCCAAAGATTTGATTATTGATTTATCGATTGAAAATCCATATGAGAGAGACCATGCAGTTACAACAGATTATATAGAACAAGGATATAAACCATGTTCGGCTTGGTTTGAAGGAATGGTAAAGAAATTGAAATACGATAGACGTAAGGTCGCTCAGGAATTGGAATGTAACTTCTTGGGTTCAGGTGATAACGTGTTCGAATCTGAACTTATGCAGAATATTTCCAAGAATATGTTAAGAGAACCATCTGCTAAGTTGATGGGAGGGTCTCTGTGGATATTTAAAGAACCCGTAAACGGTCACAAATATGTTATGGGTGTCGATGTATCACGTGGAGATTCGGAGGACTTCTCGTGTATCCAAATTATTGATTTCGATGAAAGAGAACAGGTGCTAGAATATGTTGGGAAAGTTCCACCAGATGTTATTGCAGAAATTGCGTATAAGTGGGGAACGATGTATAACGCTTATTGTGTTGTGGATATCACAGGAGGTATGGGAGTTTCAACCGCAAGAAAAATGCAAGAAATGTCTTATGGAGGTGGTTTGTATGTTGATAATGTTGACACAAGTAATAAATGGAAGTGGGACCCCAAATTAAATGAAAAGATACCAGGTATTAACTTCAATAGTAAAAGAGTTCAAATTATTGCGGCGTTTGAAGAAGGTATGAGACATGACTTCAGAGTGTATTCAAATAGATTATACAACGAAATGAATACTTTCATTTATATCAATGGAAGACCTGACCACCAAAAAAATCATCATGACGACTGTATAATGGGGATTTCTATGGCAATCTATGTTGCTGAGAAATCTTTCCAATCTTTAAATAAAGTTGCAAATCATACAAAAGCCATGCTAAATTCTTGGACAAGTAATGTTCATGAAAATAGAAATACTTCTGATTTCTTTAATCCAATGGTTCCACAGATGGGCCAAGATTCAAGAGTATGGAATAATGGGGCTTCAAAAAAAGACTACGAAACATATAAGTGGTTATTCGGGGGTTGATAGTATTTATATTATCGAAGTATTAAGTAAAATTGTATCATGGCAGAACAGAATTTAACAGTTTGGCAACGATTATCCAAAACCTTTGGTCCGAATTCCCTTTTGGGTCAAGACTATCCAACTTTCAAGTTTGATAAGAAAGAAATATTACGCACAAAAAGTAGAGAAGAATACGAGAAGGAAAAACTTCAAGCTCAACAATCATTCTATTTAGCGGGTCAATGGACAAAAGTTGAAAATAATTTATATTCTCAAGCCATCTACTATGAGCCATCGAGATTATCTGCTCAGTATGATTACGAATCAATGGAGTATACTCCTGAAATTTCTGCAGCTTTAGATATCTACGCTGAAGAGTCAACAACAACAAACGAAGATGGATTTATTCTTCAGATTTATTCTGAATCGAAAAGAATCAAATCCGTATTAGCTGACTTATTCAATAACGCACTTGATATCAACACTAACCTCCCGATGTGGACAAGAAACACCTGTAAGTATGGTGATAACTTCATTTACTTGAAGTTAGACCCTGAGAAAGGAATCGTTGGATGTCAGCAATTACCGACAATTGAAATTGAAAGGCATGAGGTAGGTGCGAGTCAAAAGATTTCAGTTCAGATTGAAAAGACTGAACCGAACAAAGCCTTAACATTTACTTGGAAGAACAAAAACATGGAATTCCAAACTTGGGAGATTGCTCACTTCAGATTATTGGGTGACGATAGAAAGCTTCCTTACGGAACATCTATGTTAGAAAAAGCAAGAAGAATTTGGAAACAATTATTACTTTCTGAAGATGCGATGTTGATTTATAGAACATCAAGAGCTCCTGAAAGAAGAGTCTTCAAAGTATTCGTCGGAAACATGAATGATGACGATGTTGAAGCATATGTTCAACGTGTTGCCAATAAGTTCAAAAGAGAACAAATTGTAGACAGTAAGACAGGTAACGTAGATATGAGATTCAACCAAATGGCGGTTGACCAAGACTACTTTGTTCCAGTTCGTGACCCAGCGGCACCAACGCCGATTGACACATTACCAGGAGCAACTAACCTATCTGAGATTGCGGATATCGAATATATCCAAAAGAAATTGTTAACAGCACTTCGTGTTCCAAAGGCATTCTTAGGATTTGAAGAAGTTGTTGGTGATGGTAAGAATTTATCTCTTCAAGATATTAGATTTGCTAGAACAATTAATAGGATTCAAAAAAGTATGTTGCAAGAACTAAATAAAATTGCAATTGTCCATTTATTCTTATTAGGTTTCGAAGATGAATTATCAAACTTTACTTTGGGTCTTTCAAACCCATCTACACAAGCCGACCTATTAAAAATCGATGTTTGGAAAGAAAAAGTATTATTATACAAAGATTTAGTTTCAGACCCAGGTAATGGTATTCAAGCAACTTCATCTACATGGGCTAAGAAACATATCTTTGGTTGGTCTGATGAAGAAGTTAAACTTGACTTACAACAACAAAGAATTGAAAGAGCAGTTGGTGAAGAATTGAAAGCAACTGCAACTGTTATCACTAAGACAGGATTCTTTGATAACATCGACAAACTTTACGGAACAACAACAGGAACCACAACAACACAAGGTGCTGAAACAGAAACGGAAAGTCCACTACCATCATTTGGAGGAGGAGGAGGTGAACCATCTGGACTACCTGAACCAGCAGGAGGAGAATTAGGCGGAGGTGAAGCTCCATCACCAGCAGAAGCGGGAGGAGGTGAAGCTGAAGTAACACCTGAATCAAGAATGAAGGACTTTAATATTTTAATTGAAAATAACATGATTGAGGGCGATGAATTCCTCGATTTAGGAAAAGCTAGAGAATCTTTAGGAGAAATTTCGAAAGAATTGGATAAGTTATTAAATTCATAATATTTATATTCAAATACCAAAAAATGACTTTCGGACAAGTAAAATCCATTATTGAAAAAAATCTTATTGAATCGTATAGAAACGAGAAAGAATTTAAAAAATCTTTAAGAGAATTTAAGGAAAATGTTCTCAACAGTAAGTCGTTGTCCAAGGTTTATAACTTGTATGACCAACTATCAACTTCTCAAGGTCTTAGCGCTTCTGATGCGAACGAATATCTTAATGAAGGTGTTAGTCTTATTCAAAGATTATTACCAACAATTAAAATGCCAAAAAGTATATCTGAAAGTAATTCCAATTTATACTCAGATATCGACACTTTAGTTTATATAAACAAACTTAATATCCACGAAAGATTACAATCTAGGAAAAACATTATTAAAGTTTTGACTTCAGAAAACAAAATTGTAAAAGAGTCTATAAAAATTCCAATTAGCTCGATGGTGAAAATTGCGAATCAAACTTTGGAGAATTATGTTGATACAATGGATGAGCAATCTAAGAAAACTTTTATTGAAATTCTAAAATCTGATGGTGAAAATCTGAAAGAAGATTTTTCTGTATTAAAAGAAAAAACTATCGAAAAATTGAATTTAGTTCTTGGTGAGCAAAAAGAAAGTGATATTATTGAAAAAATAACTGAAACAATTAACAAATTAAAAGGAGAAGAATTCAATCAAATTAACTATTTTAAATTAGTTAATTTAGAAAAGAATTTATAATTCGTTAACTTTTCTTTGTTTATAAATTGCTTTTAACTTCTGAGCTCTTTTCTCAACAGAGTTTTTTGTGAATTTTTTTCTATTCATCAACTGTTGATTCTGTTTGGTCTTGATAACTTTAGACTTCAAAGTCTTAAGAGCTTTCTCAATGTTTTCGTTGTTTTTAATTTCTATAATTAACATATTCTGAAATAAATATTAATGTTTTTTGTAATTTTTTGACATTAAGTTTTATATGTCTTATTTTTATTAAAATAAACTATAATAACATGAAATTTAATGAAAAAAGGAAAAAGTGTAAAGTTGAATCTTTACAGTCCAATTAAATCAGTATATGGTACTGTCGATTCAAAAAATTTGAAATCAATTTACATTAATATCCAATCTTGGGTATGTCCCAAAAACGACCACGATAACTGGCATAGGGTCGTGTGTAATCTCAATCGTGAAATAAAACATTCAGTATTCAATTCAATATCACAAACAGTTTTTATGGATAAAAGCATTGTTGATTTAGATTTAAGAACGAGTGGGATTTCAGTAGGAAAAAAATCTTTTTTTAATTTAGAAGTAAATTTATACACGAATGAAGAATTAGACTTTAAATCTCAGGAATTAAAAGACTCGGTTAAAAGAATCGTTAAAAACATTTTTACAAATAACCTTACAAACAATTCTTATTTTGATTTTTATAAAACCAAAAAGTAAAATAACAACTAAACTTACTCATTCAGTATATTTATTTCTAAAAGAGTTATGAAGAAATTAAGAATTCTTGAGGCAAATGAATCAGGTCATGGGATTTTGATTGAAATGGATGCAGGTTATGTGTCTCCTCGTGAAGATATGAATGCCGCTTTTTTAAAAGAGGCTGTCAAAATGGATTATAAAAATCCTTTTGAATTTTTTGCTGTTCTACAAAAATATGACACTCCAAATAGAAATGGTAGATTCTATCCTGAAAGAATACTCAAGAGAGAGGCTGAAAGATATAAGAAGATGATTGCTAAAGGTTTATCAACTTCAGAATTAAACCATCCAGAATCTTCTTTAATTGACCTCGATAGAGTTTCACACATAATAACAGACGTATGGTGGGATAAGAATATATTGATGGGTAAATTGAAATTACTCACTTCACCAGGTTTCCATGAAAGAGGTATCGTTTCAACAAAAGGTGACCAAGCGGCCAATCTAATGAGACAAGGAGTTACTATGGGTGTTTCATCAAGAGGTGTAGGTTCCTTGAAAAAAGTTGGAGAAAGAAATGAGGTTCAAGATGACTTCGAGTTAATTTGTTTCGACTTAGTATCTTCACCTTCAACACCAGGTGCTTATCTTTTCTCAGATGTAAATGAAAGAGAAAAATATGAAGAAAATCTTGAAGAAGAAAAGAAAGTTTCTCAACCTGAAAAGAATTTAGACAAGTCTATTGATTTGATGAAAAAACTTACCGATTTTTTGGGTAAATAAAAATTAAAATTATGGACGAAAAGTATTTTGTTGCAAAAATCACCTATGACCTTCCTGATGAAAACTCTGGGAAAATTAAAAAAATCAGAGAAGAAAAATTAGTAAAAGGTTTTTCAGTAACTGATGTTGAAGCGAAAGTTACAAAAAAATATGAAGGATTCTCACACGATTGGAGAATTACCTCAGTTTCAGAGAGTAAAATCGATGAAGTAATTGATTAAAAATCTAAAGTGGTCCTAACGACCACTTTTTTTATTTTATTGAACTATTTATAATAAACTTTTTAAAATGATTTTTATTATAAATTACAGAGACCAAAGTTCTACACTTTTAAGTGCAACTACGTGGTCAGAAGCTACTGCATATGCAGAGGGAACGGGAAAACAATTCGGTTCCATCAATGAACCTGTAAACCCAATTTTGGTTTTAAATTCTCCTCTGACTGACAATTTTTATCAAATAACTTTGAAGAACACAACTACAGGTGCTCTCACACTCTATTTTGTATTCGAAGAGGATTACCAATCTTTGAATACTTGGATTGAGTCCCAAACATCTATGGAACTTTTAAATCTACAAAATATTCAAAGAAATTACGTTTCACTATAGGTGAAATAATACTTTTTTCTTAATTGACACTATTTATAAGTTAAATTAAACAATTTTTCTATGCAAGAAAATAAAGACGTAGTACAAGAGGCACTAATTCGAATGAAACAAGTCGAAGATGTAATCGCCGAAAATGCAAAAGGAATACTTGCTTCAACTATGAAGGAAGAAATCAACCAATTAGTAAAAGAATCTCTATCTGAACAAGATGATGACGAGGTTGAATTAGATGTAGACATGGACGATGACACTGAAGAAGTGGATATGGACATGGATATTGATAACGAAGACGAAGTCGAAATGGATATGGACTTAGACATGACTGACATGGATTCAGAATCTCCTATTGATTTAACAAACGCTTCTGACGAAGAAATTCTAAAAGTTTTCAAAGCTATGGGTGAAGAAGACGGTATCATTGTAAAGAAGGATGGCAAAGACATTCATCTTACTGATAACAATTCTGACAATGAATACTTAGTAAAACTTGGTGAATCTATGGAAGAAGAAATGGACGAACAAGAAGAAGACGAATACGAAGAAGAAGAAATGGACGAATCATCACATTATGGTGGTAAAAAAGGTGACATTTCTAAATCTCGTAAAGACTACATGGAAGAAGACGAAGATGTAGATGCGGTTATTGAAAAGTTATTCTCATCGGATTCAGATGACAGCGAAGGTATGGATGTTGAAGATGAAGATGAAGAGATTATGTATGAAATCGAATTTGACGAACAAGACGATGACGACATGGATAGTGGTGAAGAACTATATCCAAGTTTTTCTTCAGATGGAGAATTTATGGGAATGTCAAAATCTAATGGAGATATGAATGATGTTGACGAAATGGAAATGGACGAGCAAAATTGGGAAGAAAGCTTAGATGAGGCTTACAGTCACAAAAAAGCACCAGGAATTACAGGAAACGGACCTAAGTTCTCTTATAACAAATCTGCTAAAGGTGGATTTAAAGAAGATAAGAAAGTAGGACCTAAATCTGTAGGAACTGGTAAAGCTAAGTTTGAATACAAGAAAGGCGCGAACATGGAAGGAAAGTCTAAAGTAGTTAAAGCTGAAACGAAAGAAGGTAAATTCGGAGGCAACAAAGGAGACGATTCTCGTTCTAAAAGAGACTACGAACAAAAGTTTGGTGGCAACAAAGGTGACAAATCTAAAACTCATAGTGGAAAAGATTATGAGAAGACTGAAACTAAAGAAGCTGCAAGAACTTATGGTATGGGTTCTAAAGAAGGAAGAGGTCTTAGAAAAGGCATCACTAATAACAGAAACTATGTTTATGGTAAAAATGGTGTAAAAGTTGAATCTCTTGAATCAGAAGTTAGTATGTTGAGAGAAAAGAATGAAGAGTATAGAAAGGCATTAAATGTGTTTAGAGAAAAATTAAATGAAGTAGCAATCTTCAACTCTAATTTAGCATATGCAACTAGACTTTTCACTGAACATTCAACAACTAAGAAAGAAAAAATAAATATCCTGAGAAGATTTGACGGAGTAGAAACACTTAAAGAGTCTAAATATCTCTATAAGTCTATCAAAGACGAATTAGGTCAGGTTGATTCAAAATCAATTAACGAATCAGTTGGAAACAAGATAAACAATACAGTTTCAACTGGTTCATCAACAACATTGATTGAATCAAAAACTTATGAAAATCCACAATTCTTAAGAATGAAGGATTTGATGACAAAAATTAAATAAACAAAATAAAACAAAACAAATATTTTAAAATGGGAGCATTATTAGAATCAGGTCTTGTTGGTAACATCGGTCTTAAGCACCTTAAAGTTATCAAAGAAGACACAATCGGAAAATGGGACAAATTAGGATTCTTAGAGGGTCTTAAAGGTCACATGAGAGAGAACGTAGCTCAACTTTACGAAAACCAAGCGTCATACCTTATCAACGAAGCTTCAACAACTTCAGATACAGGTGCTTTCGAAACTGTGGTTTTCCCTATCGTTAGAAGAGTTTTCTCTAAATTATTAGCAAACGATATCGTATCAGTACAAGCTATGAACTTACCAATCGGTAAATTATTCTACTTCGTACCTAACATCCAGAATTATGAAACAGGTGGTGACCCAACTTCAGATACTGGTATCCATTACGCACCTTATGGAGCACCTAATGGACCTGCATCTCCAAACGCTGGATATAACTACAACACTGGTAGAACATTGTATGACAAGTTCTATGAGGGTGAAGAACCAGCATTAGACCCACCAGGTTTATATGACTATTCTAAAGGTCAGTTCTCAGCTGTAACAGGTTCTGCAGTGACTGCACAATGGAATAACGTAACATTAAACCTTGACCCTTACGCATACGCAACTGCTGACTATAGAAAAGTATTACTTATCATGTCAGGTTTTGCATCTGCTGGTGCTGGTAAATTAATCGGTCCTGATGGTCAACCAATCGATAATGAATCATTCTTATCTGATTTAACTATCTACGGAACGTCTTCTAACCCAACAACAGCGGGTGGTGGTCCTTACTTATTCAGAGTTGTAACTCAAAGATATGGTAAAGGTATCGTTCAATACGGTAACAACAACGCTACTTTAGCATTCCCTACATCAAAAACAGGTGGTGGTCAATACGACGACATCTGTGACGTTGATGGTCAAATCTATCTTGAAGTAGACCTTCAGGTTCCTGCATGTATCTCTTGCGGTGGTTCAATCGACGGTTACACAGGTTCTACGTTCTCTTCTACAACAGCAGTAAACCAAGCGTTTATCCCTGTTTACAGAATCTACAAGAACTTAGAATTCGAAGATAGAATCGGTGAGGTATCATTCGACCTTCAATCAGTAACAGTTTCTGTAACTGAAAGAAAATTAAGAGCACAATGGTCTCCAGAAATGGCACAAGACGTTGCGGCATTCCACAACATCGATGCTGAAGCTGAATTAACAGCTTTATTATCTGAGCAAGTTGCGGCTGAAATCGATAGAGAAATCTTAAGAGACCTTAGAAAAGGTGCAGCTTGGAACTTAAGATGGGATTACAACGGTTGGAAGAGATTAGGTACTAACGCAGTTCCTTACACTCAAAAAGACTGGAACCAAACGCTTATCACAGCAATCAACCAAGTTTCTGCTCAAATCCATAAGTCTACTTTAAGAGGTGGTGCTAACTGGATTGTTGTTTCTTCTGAAATCAGTGCAATTTTTGATGATTTGGAATATTTCCACGTATCAAACGCAGCTCCTGAACAAGACCAATACAACATGGGTATTGAAAGAGTTGGTACTTTAGCTGGTAGATATCAAGTGTATAGAGACCCTTACTTCCCACCAAACCAAGTGTTATTGGGACACAAAGGAACGTCTTTACTTGACACAGGTTATATCTACGCACCATACGTTCCATTACAACTTACTCCTACAATGTACAATCCGTTCAACTTCACTCCAATCAAAGGTATCATGACTAGATACGCTAAGAAGATGGTGAACAACAGATTCTACGGTAGAATCACAGTTGATGGCGTAAGAACATTCGACTTAAAAGAATTGAGATAATCTATTCTTTGACGATACAAAAAAGGTCCCTTTTGGGGACCTTTTTTTATTTGGATAATCGAGTTGAGTTTAATACACGTAAAGACTTTGAGATTATTTCAGACTCTTCCAGAGTGAATAAATTTTTTTGATAACACATGTTGATTGCCAATCCAATCATATAAACAGATTGTTCTTCATTAAGTCCATCAATAAGATTTGATATGTCGGTTGGTGAAAAGTATGAAATTGTTTCAAATAATTCTCCAATTGGTTGTTTTTTGTCTTCCATAATAAAATGTGTTGATATTTATACAAAGGTAATCATGTTAAAAAGAAAACAAATAAAAGAAGCTACAGGCTCTGGTAGTTCAGGAAAATTCAAAGTTCCTATTGTGTTAGCACCACAAGATTGGGAGGAGGACCAATTAGGTCCGTTTGTTGAGCCTGTATATCATTACACGAATGCTGAGTTAGCATATGAAGAGGCTGATGGAGATTTTAAAGAAAATCCTGCTAAAAGAGCTGCGATAGAAAAAAGAACAAAAAAATTATCTAAGATTGATGATTACCTAAAAAAGTTCTATACAGGTCAAAATGATGAGGACGGTAGTAATATCGGTCAGATTGGAAATCCTGAAGAAATTATAAAACAAGCCGTGGGTCCTTTAAAAGAAGAGTTTCTTAATGAAGATTTAGCGGTATGGTTTGGAACTAAAAATAAACCGAAAGGAAGTAAACAACCTAAGGGTCCTTGGGTTAATATTTGTAGAAAAGAAGATGGTAAACATCCTCCGTGTGGTAGACCTGAGGCTAAAGATAAAGGATATCCAAAATGTAGAGCTGTTGGTGTTGCATCCAAAATGAGTGCATCAGAAAAAAAGTCTGCATGTCAACAAAAGAGAAAAGCAGAAAAATCTGAACCAAAAACAGGAACAGGTAACGCACCTACGATGACAAGTTATAAACCGAGAAACGAGGGAATTAAGAACTTGATTAGAAAAGTATTGAGAGAAAACACTAATCCAACTTCTTCAAAATAGTTTGGAGAGAATGTTGAATATTATTTTTAATTTCATCTTCTAAAAGTTGTCTCTGACGTTCTAAAACTTTATCAAAACTTTCAATAATTTGTTTAAAACCATTATTATCTGATAAATAAACTGAGTAACTATAAACATGGTTTATCAGGTTTATTGTATGATTTTCGATAACAATAAACATATTTTTGTTTTCATTTTTGATAAACCTTTTGTTGGAAATTGGCGCAAACGTCAGTTTGGAATCGGGGTCAGAAATTAATTTCTTACAAATCTCAACAGTTATTTTTTCCTCTTCAGGTATTGGGAACGAAGGGTCAAATCTTTCTTTTAAAGTCAGATATATTTTAAACAATAGACGAGGGATATATCCCACAACTTTATTTTCCATGTGACAAATATAAGGAACTATTTAAAAATTAACAATAGGCACCTGAACAATGTTTTTTACCATCTAAACCAGGCATTCTTCCTTTACACACTTGAACTGCATATCCGTTTGCATAAGCACTTGGATAAACCTTAAACTTTGATTTTGCTGCGGATTTGCCTCTTTCACATAATTTTGTTCCAGTTTTTTTTCTTCCCTCCTGAATATCTTCATAATCTACATATGATTCTTGTTTATTTGTTTCATTCATCATGAAATCAAAAACTTGGTCCATACTAGTTTTGGCTTCACTAACATGGTCGTCAGCCCAATCGTGACCGTCTTGTATTATCCCATCAACTACTTCAGGGTCTAATTTCAACAACATTTCACATTGTCTTTTTATTTGTTCTAAATTACCGAAGAACATATAATTTGTTGTTCGTTCTTCTTTCAATACTTTTTTCACTAAGTTTGAAATGTCCTTTTCTGTTAGTTTAATTATCTTACTCATTTTCTATTTACGATTTGGAATGTTAATTGTTTTTTATAAGTATCTTTCTCCCCACTAGTATTCACCTGTATGTCAACATAATATTGATTTGGAATTTTGTCTCTCATACTAAACATAAAGTAATACTCATTAGGGGTTCTATTAATTGGAGTCCAATCTTGAACCTGAACCTCAGTAGTTCCTTCTTTAACGTAAACTCTGTAGAATGCAGAAACGTCTAAAAGAACTTGTTGTGCAGTGTAAGCCTTTTTGATTGTAATACCTACCTTTCTAATATCTGAAGATAATATGTTCTCGTTCTGTAGAATACCATAGAATTCAAATCCATATTTTTGAGGTTCTTTCGAGATAGAACCAATCTGAACTCCAGCACTATAATTCTGTAATGTGAATTGATTTGTTACATTTGGTAAGTATTGACCATTAATTGAAAGATTTTCCCAAACATCATAAAAGTTACATGGGACAGGACAAGACAAAAACGCATTTGGAACAATTACCTCATAAACACCTTTTGTTCTCAAACAAGTTGTTAATGCTGATAAACCATCCCAAAGTTCTCCATCTCTACCCTCAATCCTAACAGTTGGATTGTAATCTAAATTAACTAAATCACCATTCTGATAAACATAAAGATAAAGTTTGTTTACTTGATTCTTTAAGAATTGATTTCTGTCATCTTCAATTAAATCATCATATGTTGTTAATAGATATGGTTGATAGAATGTCTGTGTGTATTTTGAGAAGAATGCAACACTATAACTGTCAGTCAAACCTGTTATATTTTCGACTGCAGGAACGTATGCCACTCCCCAACCTGTAACACCTGTAATACTACCACTTAGGATACCGTTTATTTCATTGGTCATATCCATGTTAAGGTCTTCATTACCAAGGTCAAAGTGTTGAGCTGAAATGATTGTAAGACCTGAATAGTTCACAAGTCCCGTATTTCGGTTGTCATAGACCCCTGGTTGAGACCAATTCCTTATCGTGGTAGTTTGATACCAATTGGAAGGACGAGTCGAAAATGCCCTACTATCTACGTAAGTTAGGGGGGCCATACCACCTGTGGCAGATGTTTTGTTGATGTTAAAGTCATTGTAGTCGTATCCAACACCTTCATCCCAAAATTGTGGGTTTCCTGTATCACCTGAAGTTTTTGGAATTCTGAATAATATTAAATCGAATGATGTAGCTCTTCTTCTTTCATCTGACATGAATGAATTAAGTAACTCATTATCAAAAGATGATGTGTTTGTCATCTTTAAAGTGTGAGTCATTGCGCTTGTGCAGCCTGTTGAGATTATACCTTGTTGAATATCATCGATTAATAGAGCTAAGTCTAAATCAAACAGATATCTTGTATAACCATAGTTAGGAACTACGAAATCTGATGCTCCGAAGTTTAATTGAACTACAGGATTTCTTGCAGTGTTGACATACGAATTTGAGGTAATCGTATTGTTCTTATCGATATATGACCTTAAAATTGACATCTACTTTATCAATAAATATCAATTCAAACGAATATTTTGATTTAAGATTTTTTTAACTGCTTGTTGTAGTTCTGTGAGGATATTGTCGACAGTGGTTCCGTCTTGTGTAACGGGAACTGGAGGTAAACCAGGGTATGCGTGAGTGTGTGTTACAAGGTATCTGACAATTAGATTAATAAGTTCTAAAAGTTCTTCACCTCTTACCATACTTGATGTGTTTGGAATGATTTCGTCAAAGAATGTTTCACCTGATATTCCATAAAGTGTTCCGTCAAAGTTGATTACTTTTTTACCTGGTATTGATGATTTGTGTGAAAGTAAAAATACATTATCAGAACCAAGGGCTCCGAATGTTGTTGGACCGGCTTCGTATGATTGTTGTTCAATTTCTTCAATCTCTGTTTTGGTTGGTATACCTACGGTATTGTTTTTCCAAATCAAACCAAAACCTGGTTCATCGTTTGGATTCAATTTGATACCAGCATAAATCTCTGATAGGTTTTTTTGTATTATATCAGTATTCCCTGTTGGACAAACTGCGGATGGAACAGATTGGAAGTTTGCAATATCCAATGCTGGATTAAGTTGTTCTGTTGTGATGTTACTTGGTCTGAAATAAATTGGGAATTTGTTAGTGTTTTCACTGAATAATCTTGTTCCCGTTCTTGTTGTTGTTCCATCATTACATGCTCTAATAAAATTATTGATAATTTGAATTGTTTCTAATTTTGATTTTAAGTTGAATGATTCAGATGCAACTAAGTTTTTTAAGTTTTCAGGTAACACCGAAGATGAAGTTAATTGTTTCGAATTTGTTCGAGAATCAGGTTTTAATTGGTATAGGTAAACTGCCCCACAGAATTTTTCTGCATTGTTCTCAGGGTTTGTAATAACCCATTCAATCAAATATTTTACTTGAACAGTAACTTCAAATGTTTTTGTAACTGTTTTGTTTGGTGCAGTTTTTTTAACTCTATCAAATTGTGATAACTGTAAAAAGGCTCTTTTGTCGTTTGCGGTGAAGTTGATATTGGATTGCGGAATCGATTTGTATTTTCCTGCTCTTAACAATACATCTTGTTTCTTTACAATTAAGTCAGCATTTCCTCTACCTAAAATGGCATTGTCACCTGGTTCAGGATATAATCCAACCTCTGATTTGTTTGGATAACTTCCATCTTGGTTTTTAATATTACGTGGGGACTTAAGTTGCATTCCCGTTCCCGTAAACTTATCACCACCTACGTTGTATTGGTCGAATAAAGCATTCGGTGAATAGAAATTATTTTGAACGTAATATTGGTTCTGATATTTGAAATCTCTATTGACGTAGATTATTTGAATAATCTCGTTGATTTCAGGAACTTGGTAAATGAAATAAGGTAAAAGAGGATTGAATACAAATGGGTCTCTTGCAGTCCATGGGTCTTTTTGTGGATTCCAATTTTCAACTGACTTGATAATATCTTCATAGTTATCAATTCTCAATCTAGCACGAACACGTCCCAACATCAATGGGTCTTGGTTATCGATAACCACACACTGAAAAAATATAGGTCTACTCATTATTTACGTGAATCAAATTCTTTTAAAATCCTATTATAAGTTTCTTCAACTTTGTCTAAGTGGTATGTTGATGCAATTATATTTGCTTTGATTTCATCAAACTCAACACTCAGTTTGTCCATCATTTCAATCAATTTGGCGTTAGGTAAATTTTTTAATTCACCTAAAATCATGGTAATATTTTCTAACTCTTGTTTTTCCATAATCTTATCTTGGAAGTGTTACCCATCTTGGAACACTGCCGGTTTTGTCAGGAACAATGAATGTATCAGATACACCATTTTCGGCTTGTTCATCTTTATCACCTTTTTGCATTGCTAAAAATGCCTGTAGGTTTATATTTGGTGACCCATCAGGTAATGTTCCTGTTGGTATACCTAATTCCTGCATATATTTTATACCATTAATGGTTGCTCTTTCAGGAGATTCTCCTGGTAAAAAATCAGATAGAATTGCTAAGACTACAGGTATTTTAGACCTTGGTCTTGGTAATCCGTTCAGAATGTTAATAATATTATTGATGTTATCTAATAGAGATTTACACTTTCGATAATCTTCTAATCCTTTGATAATTTCACCAGCAAGTTGAGTTGCAATACCAACTAATCTTAATATTTTCTTATATCTTTTCTTACGTTCCGAATTTGATATATCCTCAATTATTGCACCTAACAAACCAAGGATATCTTTCTTAAGTAATTCGAAAAGTGTTCTAATGAATATCGCACCAATTTTAGAAATAACTTCAATACTGAATTTTTTAAATTTTTTCAGAAAAGATGTTGCGTCTGTAATAATGTTATTAACTTGGCTATTAGTTGTGGTTGCAGATTGAATTTGTGTGTTTGCACTTCCAACTGCGGTATTATAATTGTTTACGGCTGTTTTTTCTAACACGTTTGTCATTACCATAATAGGTAATAAAGTCTTAGGGCTTAAGGCTGCACTTGCAACCGCTAAAGCAATATTTTGAATTAGATTATTTCCAATAGAACCCGCTGCGTTGAAATTATTATTTGTGTATATTTTCCAGTTAGGGTTTTGGGTTACACTGTCAATGATGTTCTCAATAGATTTAACTTGTTGGTCTATTGTTAGACCACTTAACTTAGCACCCAAATCTACAAGTTGTGCTGTTATGTTTGCAGAATTTATTGGAAGCTTTACGTTATCACAATCTACAAGTTCGATAACCCCGTTTTGAACATTTGATACTTGTAAATCGATATTTCTTAAATCAGCTTCTGTTAGTTCAAAGAAACTATCGTCAATACCATCAAGTTCTGCTACTTTGGATACACCACTTATATCAATTTCTCTTCTTGAATCGAAACACAACCCTAAAATTCTCTGAGCTATCAAATAGAATCTTGAACCTTGAGAAATTTCACCCGCACCTAATCCTGCTTGACTACTAACAAAATTAAATAGAAACTGCATGATTTGGGTTCCTAAGTTTTGTGTGTCAAATAATTTTATGGTGGAAAAATAATCATTAAGAAACTCACCAACAGTGTTTCCTGTTGTTGATAGTTGATTTGGTATTTGACTACCAGTTCTATCAATTAAGGCAACTTTGAAAAAATCACCGAATACTCCAAATTCATTTGTTCTTTGGTATTGGATATCCATTAGATATTGTCCGCTAGTTCCTTGATAAAATTTTTGATATGTTTGTTGAAATGATTGGTTGGGTTGTGATATCAATTCGTTCAACTGTTTGTTCATTGGAAAGTATTTTGGACCAGCGTAAGGTTTGAAAACACCATCTGTAACTTCTGGTTTATCTTGTTCGTAGAAAATTGAACCAACTGGTCTATCAACCTGTTGTTTTAACATACCACTTGCTAAACTAACCAAATCCAAGTTTTGAACTGGTATTGTAATTGTGCTACCTGATGGTAGTAAATCTAATGGTGTTACTTGAAAAGTGGATGCGGGGACTCCTTGATATTTTTGTTCTGAGGTGCAACCTAAGCTCTTGAGAGCAGCTTCTTGTATAATTGATTTAATCTCAGGTTCCGATTTTATTGCGGTCTGTAAAATTAAATCTCTAACAAAATTTTGTGTATTACCACCACCGCTTGTCAATGATATTAAGTCCAACATGTTTCCCATTGATGTTGGAGCATTTCTCTGAAATCTTTTTTGTTGTTTGGATATCTTATCTAGTTGTTCAGATACTTTTTGAGATGCTGGTTGTTTCGAATTTGCAGCTTGTCTTCTAAGTTTTTTTTGAGATTTCGAAGTTTCAGCATAAGTGTTTATTGCAGACAAATTACTGTTTGCCTGTTTCGCAGCACTTGATACATCAACAGATTGACTTTGTTGCATATTATCTCAATTTATAAGTTTCTTCATCCGAAGAAACATCTTTCTCAATTAAGTTTTGTATTAAATCATCATCCAAATCAGAAAGTGTAAATGACTCTGTATTTGCATTAGATTTCTCCCAAATACTTGATTGTAATTTGGAAAGACTGATTTTCTTTTCAACACACTCGTTTACGATTTTTTGTTGTTTTTCAATCACTGGTCCAATTGTTGTCATGTCTTCTGCGTCCTTTAACATGGCCAACATTTTATTTTGTATTCTAATAGCAGTGTTTCTCTGCTCTACTAACTCATTATAAATCTCTTGCATTAAAGCAAGAATCGATTCTTTACTGAAATTTATTTCTTTTCTCTGTGGTCTAGGCATATCTATAAATAGTTTTTTATTGATTTTTCATCCTAGTCTGAATTCCGATGTATAGTTTTTTGAATTTTTTGATAGACCCACGAATTTCTTTTGTGCTAAGATTGGTCATCTCTCTTAAGGATAATAGAATTATGTTTTTGTTGAATTTGTTATTTTCGTTACCACTAAAAATAGTTTCATAGTTGTCAAACAAATCAACTAAGGCAAATCCTAATTTTTTTTCGTTTTCATTCAAATTTTCACCATCAATAAATTCTTTCAATTCTGAAACATACTCAGTTAGAATTAAATTAGTATCAACAACATCATCATCAATTCTGTAAATCATGTCAGGTCTTTCTTGAATTGATGTTGATATGTCTTCGTATGATACTTTTCTGTTTGTTTCTTTTTGGTCTTTGATGATTTGACCCATCAAATAGTTTTTACATATTGTTCCAAAATAGGAATATGCCTTTTTGTTCTTTGAAGGTTTGAATTTGTCTACCTTCGTCATTAAAAATGAGTGAGTATCGCAATGAATCTCTTCAAAGTTCATGTCCTTACGATATAGTTTATATCGTCTTATGATTGATGAAATCATCTTGTCCAAAGGGGCTCTAAGGAATTCGTTATAAATTTTGTTCCGTTCCATAGAGTCCTCTGTTATCAAAAATTTTCTGACAGCATTTTCTTCTCTGACATCAAAATAATTTTCTTTTACAGCCTTTCTACCCCTTTTTTTTGATGAAACATCTTCTGTTGTTGCAGTAAGAGTTTCTGACATTAGTCATTTTCTGGTTGATATTTTATGACTCTGTCGTCAGTGAAAAAGTATTCTCTCTTAGCAGACGCAATCCAAAATTTTACTTCATCTTCTAAAATTTTATCATCACCATATCTATATCCCCAGAATATTGAACCTTCTCTTAAGTTTGAGTGTCTATATCCGAGACGAGGAATTGTCATAATTGAAACTGAGTTATACGTTAATCTTAAAAGAAGTTCGTAGACGAAAGTTAATTTCATTGAAGGTTTGAATCCTCCGAAATCTTGTAAAACTTCTTTCTTAATAACAGAACCTGCTGTTTGGAAGTTTTGATATTCTTGTAATGTATCGTTGGTTAGGTATCCGATTTCTTGTGAAAAGTTTGCTGCGAATGTTGCTTCATTTGTGAAACCTGCGAAAGCATCTTTTTCGTCAGTGTCTACTACGACAGGTAAAAATATTTGAACCTCAGGATATGCTTCCATGTATTTCTTAACATTCTTAAACCAAATTAACGAATACTCGTCGTCAAATTCGAATAAAGATACCCATTTACCTTTAGCGTTTTCAACACCAAAGTTAACTTGAGCACAATAGTTTGGTTCTTTATCCCAAAGTAATTTTGTTACATTTATATTTCCGAAATCGTATTCATTCAATAAAGTTACTAATGTTTCTTCTTGAGTATGAACGATAACAAGTTCTTCGAATTCGACTTGTTGTGTTTGAAGTGATTTGATAGCCTTTTCAAAATATTCATTAAAATCTTTTGCTAATGCAGACTTGATTGGTAATATTACCGAAAGTGATAGTTTGTTATCCATATTATAATTCAGTTTTTGTGATTTGTTCTTCGAATGAATCTGCTCTTGTTGTTAAAAATGTTTCAAATAAATTAACGACACTAGTTTCAAATTCTTGTTTATTTTGGTATTTTACCACAGTTTCTTTCATGTGGTCAAACAATTCAGGTTTGATACCGTCTTCTAACCAATTTTGAATAAAATCAGCGATGAAGTCTGACATAAGTGTTACATCAGTAACCCATATACCGTTGTCTTCAGTCATCCACTCAGGTTGTAAATCAGGGATTTTACCGATTGTTGGAACACCACAGGCCATTGATTCTAATGGGAATGTTCCAAATCCACTTTTATCGTCAATCCAAATACTTAAGAAACATTCTTTCAAAGACTTTGCAAAATCTTTTTCAGATAAACCTCTTAAATCTCTGAATGTAAACCATCTGTATTGTGGAAACTTCAAATAGAATGTTTTGATTAAATTAACCGCATCGCTTTGTTCTTTTGTATGAACAGCAACTATTGGCATTGGAGGTGTAGGTTTTGGTGAAAAGCTCTCTCCGATATATGGTTTAACAATATCAAAGGTTGATTGTCTCATTACTCTTTCGATATAATCTTTTTGAAGATTTGAAGTTGTAATACATTTGTAGAATCCAAACTGAGCCCATCCTTGACCTGGTTGTAACGTTTCTAACATGTTGGAATATTGTTGTGTTAAAACAATTTTCGCACAAGGTAGTTTTGAAACTTGTTCCATAATGAAACCAAAAATTTCAGGAATGATTAAAAAATCTTCAGGAGATATTTCTAAGTTTTGACCTTCGATTGCTTTGTGAGGTAATGTCATATATTCTTCACCTAACCATGAGGCGACACCTACATAGTCATTCTTTTCGTGAAGCATAATTGGATTAAATCCGTCTTTTCTAAGAGCATCTGCCATTTGATAAATTAATCTAATAGATGCCTTAGCATTACCTTTTGTGTCTTGAACAAAAAAGTAAATTCTTGCTTTTTTCTCTCTTAAATTTTGAATTGAGAGTTGAACTTTTTCTGTTGCTAAATTTCCCATATTAATAGTGATTGATAAGTTTTTTGTTTAATAATGAATTGAATGCTAGTTTGAATGGAATCGTAGTTTGTGCTGCTGATTTGATACCTAATTTATCGTCAATATCATCATTTTCGGAGAGAACTACCTCAAGTAACATTTTTACAAGTTCGAACTTAATTACGTTAATTCTCATTTCTGTTGCACCTGTCATTGGTTCTGAAGAAGGACTATCTGACATATCGAGATACCTTTCAACTTCATCCAAGTCGACAAAGTAATTTTCATTTAAAAATTTAATCATTTTATTTCTTTAATTTTTTCTTCAAGTTCTTTCAATTTTGAGATTGAATACTTTGTTTTAATGTCTGAGTTGTATGTTGTGTCGTATTTAACCACAACTTTTCCTTCAGGATGGTTTAATAATAATTGTGGATTTGCTGTAAGTAAAATGTCTACGGAATCCCAAAGAGAATTAATTGTGGATTCACTGTAAAATTTTACAGTTTCAACCAAACACCCAAATTTAGATATGAAAAATAAAGATGCTGGTTTAGATTTACCCATTTCATCTGAAACAACAAGAATGTCGTGTTCGTCACGCATGTTTAAATAAAAATCGTTGAAATCCATCATTGATGAAGTTTCAACAGAACCAGCGTGTCCAAAAATTTCCATCGTATGTTCTTTGTATAGGAGATTATATACATCATCTTCATCTTTAAATGCGAGATGTTCTGAAATATTCAAGGTAGTCAAATCGGAAATAACTTTGTATTCAAATTCAGTTTCTTCTTTAAACGGATTTTCTATATACCACTTTTCATATTCCTGTTGTATTTTTCTTAATGTGTCTCTTAAAACGCCATTAAGTTCAATTCCTATTTTCATTCTTCGTATCTTTTTAAAATTCCAGTAATCAAAGGATTTCTTACAATATCTTGTCCACCAAATTCAAAAGTTCCGATATCATTCATATCCTGAAACTTTTGCAATGCATCCCAAAGACCCGTATGTGTTTTATCTTTGTGTCTATCAAATTGTTCTAAGTCTCCTGAAATAAAGAATTTAGAGTTGAATCCAATTCTTGTTAAAAGAAGTTTCATTTGACTTGGAGTAGAATTTTGTGCTTCTTCAAAGATTAAAATTGAATTGTCAATATTCATACCTCTCATGTAAGCTAAAGCAAAAACTTCAATAGCTTCGATGTCTTTTAATTTTTCTCTTACATCTTTACCAATAATTTTATTCAAAAGATAATAAGATGGGAAAATATAAGGGTCTAATTTTTCTTCCACATTACCAGGGAGACTTCCTAATTTTTCTTCTGCTTCAACTGCTGGTCTTACGATTATTATTTTCTCATAAGGAGTTTCTGGGTCTACCAATAAGTCTACAGCACATTTCATAGCTATATAACTTTTACCGACACCTGCAGGACCTGAACATATTGTTATTTGATTGTTTGTGAGAATGTCATAATAATGTTTCTGACTCTCTGATAAAAATTTTTGTTTGGTTTTCTTTTTTACGATTGAACAAATTAAATCTTTTTTACTTTTAAAATTACCCTCACTTACAGTGGGAGTTGGTTGTGGACTTCTTCTCGTCAATTTACTCATTGTTTCTATTTTATTTTTATCCGACCTACTTCACCTGATTTTCTCTTGAATATAGTATTTCCATCGGGGCTTTCATAAATCCATATTGTATTTTTGTCAACGTTGTCAACTTCAGACTTAATCCAATTATAAGTTAACTTCATGCCCATGTCCAATGGAAAGGATACATTGCTACCTATTTTTTCTTGATATAGTTTATTATCTGAATTTCTACCATTAACTCCTAAGGGACATTTAAAACCATATTTTTGTATGAAGTCATCACCCTGTAAGTTTTTGATTGTTAGTTTCTTACCTGAAAGTGCAATTGCAATTTCAGCAAGTTTGTTTATAGTAACCATTTCTTCACTACCAATATTAACTGGTCCTGAGAAATTACTATCCATAAGTTCTAAGATTGCTCTTACACACTCATCAACATATAAAAATGAACGAGTTTGATTACCATCACCCCAAACTTCAATCTCATCTCCATCTTTAGATTCAACAACTTTTCTACACATTGCTGCAGGAGCCTTTTCTCTTCCACCAGTCCACGTTCCTTGTGGTCCATATATGTTATGGAATCTGGCAATTTTGACATCTAACCGATAATTTTTTTGGAATGCCAAGTATAATCTTTCAGAGAATAATTTTTCCCATCCGTATTCTGAATCTGGATTTGCGGGGTATGCCGAACTTTCTTCACAGTTAGGGTTTAATGGGTCTAACTGATTGTGTTCAGGATACATACATGCAGATGAAGAATAAAATATTTTCTTAACCTTTTTGATAACACATTCTTTTGCAACATTGAGATTAATGGTTGCTGAGTTGTGCATTACGTCTGCGTCGTGTTGACCTGTGAATATATACATTGCTCCGCCCATGTCAGCGGCTAGTTGATATACTTCATCTACATCTTCTTCGATAACTAACTTAACAACATTGGGGTCAGTTAAATCACCAACAATAAATTCGTCACAGATTTCATCTTGGAAGAAATATTCGTGTTTTTTTAAATCACAGATTCTAACGTGATTCCCTTGTTCTTTTAGTTTTTTTGCGAGATGACCTCCGATGAAACCACCTCCACCTAATACAACTATTTTTTTCATATTATGTAAGATTTGTTTTTCAATACTGTTAACCCATTATTGTTTTTGTAGACACGAAACAATTCCCAACTTTGTCCAAGTTCTGTTGATAAAAAATCCTCGACCGCTGTCATAAGTCCTGTTTTTGTCGATGGGGTTTCCTTTATAACGTTACTTGCATGTTGATATACATCCTCATCGGTTCTGCCAAAATGTTCTGTATCGTGTAGGACAATATATTTCGAAACTTTGTTCGAATGTATTTCTAATTCTTTGATTAATTGATTATAAGTGTGTAAGGTATCAATAAAAAGAAGTTCTGTTGGTTCAATTTCTAATTGAAGAACATCTTTTTCTTCAAAAGAATAATTGATGGAATATTCGTTACAAAGATTTATAACCTCGGTAATGTTTGGGTTTTTTAAGATATCGTAACTAATCATTTTCTTTGGGTTAGAATAAACTAAGGGCCAAGTTGATGATACCCATCTAACCCCCATTTCTGTGATATGAGAACATTCTTTACCTAAATTATATAAGGTTTCTAAATGTTCATTGATGTCTGAGTAGGTGCTTTTGTGTTGGTTGTATTTTTCTAAAATTTTTTCCATAATTTTGAATTATATCTAATGATAAGATAATTCAAAATTATTTGTAGGATAATTTCTTCAGTTCAAAGATAGACTTCATGTATTGACAATCTTTTTCTCTATTGGATGTTTTGATTCTATAATGGTAGTGATTCATGGGGGTATTTTCATTCACTGTTTCAACATCAAATCTTGGTGCCAACACTGGATTAACCCTTAAACTTCTTAATAAAAACCCTAATGCAACATCATCTATAAATCTGTGTTCCCAATATTCTTTTTTGAGAAGAACTAAATCAACAACATTTTTAGAAACAATAAATCCTGAACCTGAGGCGAAATGAATTCCGTGGTGATTTCCAATTATTCCTGAATAAAAATTGGTTTTTGGTTTATCTTGTAAATAATCCTTTAACATTTGCTTGTCGACGTAAGAACTAGAATTTGTTCTGAATATGTAATCATATTCATAATCCTTCAACAATTCGAATGCCTTTATTGTTTTATGCCCACAATTGTATAAAGACTCACGAACATTCGTTTTTATTAGATTTCCATCAATTGTGTCCTCATTATTGTTTCCAACCATAAAGAAGGTGTCAACACCTTCGACCTCAATAGAATTCCATGATTCATTTTGAGTCTCAAAAAATTTTGTATATATGCCTCCGTCTAAATAACTTAGAACTACTATGAGAATTTTCATTAAAAATTAAATTTTGGTATGTTATTGATAATAGTTTCAATTTTACTTTGATGTGCTGAGTAATTTTTAGTTGTTAACTCTGAATAATATCCTTCTTGTAACCGATTGATATTAAAATTTTTATTAATATTACCACAAAAGTCTATTCTATTTTTCACCCAATAATCCCAAAAAATATCGAAATAAATTATTTCTTCAGGATTTTTATAAATTGATATTTTTTCAGACGCATAACATTCATCTAAACCCCATAATTTTCCAGGATAAAAATTATTATTCAGATGATATCTATTTCTACTGTTGTATACTTTTAATATTTCATCTTGCCATTCGTCATTTATTTCAAAAATTTCTTTGAATTTTTTTCCTTTACCTACTAAATGTGACGATGGGAATAAGACGTTGGTTGCAGTGTTGAAATATCCTAATTTATTTTTGTCGTACCCCTTATAAGCGTCCGAAAATCCTATGATAAACTTATCATCGGAAAATTCTGACACTTTCTTGAAAAATAAATCACCCAAAGGTATTTGGTCGATACCTGATAACATACATGTATCATTTGGAAATTGAGATGCCCCCCAAAAAAAAGACCATGTAACACTCCAATCAGGACTAGATTCCGAAACTTCAGGAACCGTGTTTACGATAATATAGTCTTCAGGAGCTATACCAAAATTATTACCATCAAACTCACTTTGAGTTCCATTGAAAATTAACGTTGGTGTTATATTGAAATTATCTTTCCAAACTTTACTTACAACTTTCCAAAAATGAGTATAAGAAGGATTGTTGTTCAAAACTAATATTACTCTATCTATTTTCATTTTTCTCTTATTACTTTACAAGGATTACCATAACATACGGAATTAGGTGGCATATTTTTTGTGACAACAGAGCCAGCACCAATCAAAGTGTTTTCTCCAATTTCGTTTCCACACACAATTGTTGTGTTTGCGCTAACGCTACAACCTTTTCTTAAAAAGGTTTTTCTAAACCTGTCTTTCCAATCATTATTTACATCAGGAAAAATATCATTGGTTGTTATTACGTTTGGTCCAATAAAAACATCGTCTTCAATAACCACACCATCATATATTAACGAATGGTTTTGAATTTTACAACCATCACCGATGACTACGTTTGGTCCTATGTATACGCCTTCACCAATGACTACGTTATTACCAATTTTAGCATTTTTACAGATGTGTGAGAAAGCCCAAATTTTACAATTATCTCCGATTGATTCTGACTCAACAATTGAGGTTGGGTGAATAAAAGTATTTTCCATCTGATTCTTAATTATTTCGTATATTTTATATTTGCTTTTGAGTATACCTCATCAATAAGTTTAATAACATTCAAAGTCTCTTTCAATTCAAACTCGTTCAAATTTTTATAGACGAATGGATGATTTGGACAAGAACCTTGATAAGAACCATAACTATTAGGTTCGGAATTAATATAAAATTTTTTTTCTAATTTATCAAAAATAACTTGGGAACCATGAGATAAAAATGTTGCTGACTCAATAATGTTGAGAGCTTTCCCCCCAACTTTTACATAACCATTTGCACCCAAAATAGATATCGAACACTCAATGTTTTGAGGTTCGGATGCAATTGTAACTTCACAAGTTCCACCATAATTTCCAAAATCAAATATAGAATAAATCGTATCTTCAATACCTACATTTTTATGTTTGATTTCATATGTTTTTGTTCCAACTATAGATGGTTTACCAAACAAATATTGTAACACATCTAAGTAATGAATACCACATTCGTAAAGAGTTCCACCACCAACTGAAGGTTCTGCTCTCCATCCGGTAAAATATTCTAATGGTCGTTGCCAACGTTGAACAAAATTTACCCCTCTAATTTGACCTAATAAGTTTTGTTTTAAAACTTCTTTGATTAATTGAACTGTTGGATTCAATCTAACTTGTAAGACACAATACGCCTTTCTATTATTTTTCTCAGCTTCTTTTAATATGTCATAAACCTCTTCGTCTGTAAACGCAACAGGTTTTTCTATCAATACATCACATCCATTTCTCAATGCAAAAATTGCTTGTTCGTGATGTAATGAGTTTGGTGTGCAAATTGTAACAAAATCTACCTGTTTAGATAATATCATTTCTTTATAATCAGTGTATGCACTGACATTCAGACGTTTAGATAAACTCTTAACTAATACTTCTTGAATATCACAAACTGATTTTAATTCAAAGTCATCGTTGAAATCGATGGCTTCCAAATGTCTTGGTAGGATTGCACCACATCCAATAATCCCTACTTTATATTTTTTCATTTAAACGAATTTAGGAACGTTATCAAAAATACTATCTAAGTATTTTTTATGGTTTAAGTATGGTCTACATGAATGACATTCAATGTATCCATTATTTTTTAATGTATCTAAATTAAATGGTATTTCAAGACTTCTATGACAATCAATTCTTCCTCCGTTTAATATTTCACCAAACTTAGAAAGACATTCAATATCTATTTCTTTATTCTTTTTATATAAAACCTGACTTGAATATGCCTCGTCCATGCCCCAAGTTCCCCACATAGAATCTAATTTAATTGATTCAATTTTTTTGATTTCATCCTCAAATGTATCTTCAAAAGAATAAACCTTATTAAATGTTTCACCTTTAGCGATATGATATGCTGATGGTGAGTGACCACCTTCAGACCAGTCTTTACGACCCATCATTAGTTTATATGCGTCATCGATTAACATCACATATTTGTTTTCATTTATTTCTTTAATGTAATCAATTAAAAATTTACTACCCATTGGAATTTGGTCGATTCCATTTATCAAACAAACTTCATTTGGAAAATTCTTTGTGAAATAAAAGAGAGCCCACGTTGTTGTCCAAGATACATCTTTACTTGGAACAATATCTTGTCTTATGATATCACCAAACTCTCTTGATAATGGTAAACTATCTAATTCTTCTTGGCTACCTAAAAAGATTATTGTTGGAGTGATACCAAAATTTTCTTTATAAAGTTTAGATAATGGATTCCAAAATTGATAATAAGTTGGATTGTTATTTGTGCTTAATATTACTCTATCTATTTTCATATAATTTATTTAATTGCTTTCCAATCGTCATTAACAGGAAGTTCATCAATACCAATTCTTTCTCCAACAAATCTCATGTTGTCTCTTTTAGTTGGAAAAGGTTTTTTCTCAAAAAAATCATCGTGAACAACTTTATCAAGTTCGAATGCATTATAGACCATTTTTAAAAAGGTTTGGTCAATACCATATTTGTTTTCTTTACCAACAACAAATTTCTTAATCATTTGTGTAAGTGGTAATTGTTTTCCTTTGATTCCCCACATACCAGCTAGTATCCCCAATTTGTTATTACCGTAAGGAATACCGTGAGCTGGATGGTCTCTCATAACGTGTAGAGATTTTCCAGTTTCAATCCAAGCATTTACTGCGTCTCTTTCTCTTAAATTAATTCTTGAGTCAGTGTCTCTGAAGATTACAAGTTCACAGTCATCTATGTCCGCAGCAAAGAATCTCCAAAAACATCCATATTCAAAGTCATCGACTTTAATAAGAATGCAGTCAAGTGTTTCCAATTTGGAAATAGTTTCAGATGGAACTGAATTGTCATAATACAATATCATTTTCCAATCAGGATAAATTTCCACCATAAGTTCGGCATTTCTTATTGCCCCAACATTATAGAGTGGTTTATCTCCCCACAAACTAAAGCTAACGTATTTCATTACAGAACCACCTCCTTTGTCACTGTGTGACCTTGTGTCTTATGTGAATCCGCTTGGACGTGTTCAATCAATCCAGGGAAGAATGATACAGGAACTTGATGTAACAAACAGTAGAACGTAACAGCTCTTTCTTGAGCGTGCCCACAGTTTACATCATCTTTAAGATACCCAATAAGTGGAGATACCCATTTCATGTATTTTTCAAATGTGGTATATTCGAATGTCACATTGTTTGTTGTTCCCCAAACTGGTTCTCTACCAACTCTGAGATTCTCGGAAATAACCTGTCTAAGATATGGTTCGATATCAATCTTGTAGTGAGATTTGATTGCTTCGAATAACGTTTTGACCCAATCAGGATTATCAATAAAATGATAATTTCTCATACTGAATGGGAAATAACTGATAATCTTCGGATTGTGTTTTAACAAGTTATTAAGGAAGAATGTAAATCCGTCTTGTGGGTTTGTATCATATTCCAAAAGTTGGATATATTTTGTTTTACACATTTGGTGTCTCCAAATGGAATACCAAGCGGTAAAGGCTGTGAATTTTGGATATTGTTCGATGTTGTGTTTGAGGTCTCTTACGATGATTACGTTAGGGTAGTTTTCAATGTCTGTGAATTCTCCTTTTCCTACATACATAAAAACCAAATGTCCCATCCCATCGTATTTTCCTGACTTGATGTTGGATTTAATGATGTCTTGGTCGTGACACATTACGTATGTTGTAAGATTATTAATTTCTTCTTCTAAAAGAACCGGTAATATATCCTCATATTTTTCTGCAAAGATTTCTCTGTTCTTATCCCACTGTTCGTTTGTTTCACCAATAGAAAGGTGAGTTACCCTCACATCATATGTTACACCAACATTTACATCTTCCAAATAATTTTCAAATGAAAATGTTACATCATAGAAATGGAATCCATCTACTTCTTCATTAAAGTTCTTTTTGATTTTTCTTTTGTCTAAAGAAATGAATAAACCATCAACCATTGTGGTTGGGGAAATCTTTCCTTCGTTTGTTGAATACTTTGATTCCCATTTTTTTCCATCTTTGGAATGGTTTACAATTCCTCTCATGGTGATTGGTTTTTCCCACCATCTACCTGTTGGAGGCATGTATGTGCTACCAGCTAAACCAATGATTCCATAATCGGTGGTTTGGAAATTAGATAATAATCTCTTACCCCATTTCTTTGTTTCAAATAACAAATCGTCATGACACAAAACAATTATGTCAGTTTTTGATTCTTCTAAGATTTCATTATAAACTTGTGATAATGATTTTTCTCCGTTGTTAATCTTTTGGATTATATCAACGTCAACACCACATGTCTTTTTTATTTGTTCTATAAATTTTGGATTATCTTCTCTTGTTGAAAATCCTACAGTTATTTGTCCCATTTATTTTTGGCGGTTTTTATTATTTCATGTTGCTTCATCTCAGGATTTTTTTTAGATATGGTAATACATTCTAAAATAAACTCCGCAACGAGCCTTTTTTTCTCAAGTTTTTTTATGAGTTCGATAATATCATCTAAATTTTCGTAATACTTTCCCATGTGAATTTAGTTAAATACCAGTGCTTCCGAATCCATTGTCACCTCTATCTTGTTCATCAAAATTATCAGTTTCGATTAGTTGAATGAACTTTCCGTTCATTACAGGACAGATAACACCTTGAGCTATTTTCATTCCTTTTTCGATTTTGACAGGAGATAATGTTGAATTGAATACGATTACTTTGACTTCACCTGAATATCCTTGGTCTACAGTTCCTGGTGTGTTTAACACGGTTAAACCCATCTTGAGGGCTAACCCACTTTTAGGTCTAACTTGTAGTTCATATCCCATTTCAAATTGGAAAGAAAGTCCTGTTGGAACTAATACTCTTCCGAGTGATGGAATCTCAACACTCTCAGTTGAGTGAAGGTCGAATCCTGAATCTGATGGATAATTGTATGATGGCATTACCGCATCATCGTTAAGTTTTTTTACCTTGACAACTTTCATTTGCATGGAGTCATATAACTGTTTCTCCATTTCATCCCATTCCTCATCTGTTATGTTGTCTACTATTTCAGAATAGTTTTCAGTTGGTTCGTAACCAGCTTCTTCTTTAAGTTTTTCGAATAAACTTTTTAGTTCTTCGATTTGGTTGTTGTCTAATACACTCATGATAATGTCATTAATTTTGATACTACGTCTATTAATACTGATACGTCTTTTTCACAATATTTTACAATTCCTTCGTAATCTTTTTTTACCCAAAACGCCTCATGAACTTTGTTCCCAGTAACCTCCATAGTCTTTGAAGATTCAACACCTAAACATACACACATTAATTCTAATGAAGCGATTGAACCATATCCACCGTATTGCCACAACTCTTTTGTGTCTAAAGCTTTTATCTCCCATGGTTTTGTGTCATGACCAGGAAGTATCTTTGGCGGAAGTAATCCGTTCATAATCATTCTTTTTGCTAACACAGGAATATCAAAACCTTTGACGTTGTGTCCACAGAGATAAAAACCTAAATTTCCAATCCTATGCAATAGTTTTTGAACGTCTTTTAAAAGTTTCTTTTCATTAGGGTCACTGAAGGATTGCATTTTTGTTTCACCACCATCTGTTACGAATGCGACTGAAACACAAGCAATTCTTGAAAACTCAGGAACAAGGGCCGCTCTGTTTACGAACATTTGTTCAACACCCTTATCTGCATCTTCAGGAAATCTTTTTTGAAACCAATCAAAATAGTGTTCGAATTGAAATGAAAGAGGCTCTCTGTTTTTTTTCAGAGAGTCCCAATCAGGTTCAACACCAACGGTCTCAATGTCTAAGAATAAAAATTTAGTTAGTGGTATTGATATCATACTATAGATTTATAAAATTCTGCTCTTTCTTTTGTTACAACATTTAAGTCGTATTTGTCTTTTACTGTCTCGTAAAGTCTTTCACCCATATCTTTAACCATATTCGGATTCTTCACAAGTTTTTCGATAAACTTAGCCCAATCAGAGTGATTTCTATTTTCATCAACTAAAAGAGCGTTCCCATCAACAAAGTTACCATTTTCTAAACAATGTTTCAAGTCTATTGTGTATGGACCTAAATTTGATGCGATAAGTGCTTTCTTGTAAAAACCAGATTCAATAACTTTTAATTGAGATTTCATTCTATTGAACATATGGTTTTTAATTGGTGCTAAAGATACGTCAAATTTTGAATAGTTTTTTGCATATGATTGAACAGGTTTTGTCCATACACGAAGATATGATTCTGAATTTTCGTTTGAGAATTCTTCTTGGGTATAATTTAAAAGATATTTTTTATAATCTTCTGAAACTATAGAATAATTTTGTGTGAAGATTTTTTCATATTGTGCCCACACAGTTTCGTGAGGTAGAATGTTTCTTTTCTTATGTTCTTTGGTTTGAGCATTGATTTCAGTAACGGTTCCTCTCGTATCGAAACCACAAAGAACGTATTGTAACTTGTCTGAATATTTTGTTAATTTACTGAATGATTGGTCCAACAACTGTAAGTCGTGTAAGTGAGATGAACCTCCTAACCAACCAATTCTGATTCTGTCTGATTCAGGTGTTGGTTCCTTAAATTGAGATTCTTTTGGATTGATTGCGTTTGGAAACACAACAACATTTTTATTGAATTTACTGATTTCGTCAGCAAACAACGGTGTTGTTGTTGAAACATATTTTGCCGCTTTTAGATTTGCAACAATTTTTTCATTGATTTTATTCACAACAATCATGTCATGAATAGGATGCTCTTTTCCTGGCATCCAATAGTCATCGATATCTGCAACAGTTGCAATACCACTTTCGTTAAGTTTTTGTATTAACTCAAGTGACTTTTCAAAGTCAGGACTAATATTCCTATGGAATGAAACAATTTGATAATCTTTGAAAAAATTCAAATCATTCATAGGAACATCATAAACGATATCTACATGGAAATCATCAGGATATTGAGTTTGTAAAAAAATGTGAGGGTCTACTGACCTGAATTTGCCCACCCCTGTTCTGTCAGAGGGAACTACTAGAATTTTAATTTTTGCCATTAAATTGTATTATATTGGGAAATATAACACTTTAAAACAAATAAGAAAAGTCGTTAGGATAATTTTTTAACTTTAGTAACTCTACCTTCAAATTGGTGTTTTCCAACTTTGAATAGGAACATCTCGTTAGTTTTTTCAGTAGATTCTGTGATTAAACCATTTTCTTTCAACGCACTTCTAACTGCTTCGTTAATCATTTTTTGAATTACTTTGTAATCAATACCTTGAGATTGAATTTGTGGTTGAGATTGTGAAGTTTGTTGTTTTGGTTTTGCAGATTCAGGAACATAATTACCATTACCCTCTTTCATTAATCTCGAAGCCTTTTCAATCAATTCACTAGATAATGTCATTTGAGGTTGTTGGGGTTGAGAAATTGGATGTTCCATCATTAACTTTTTGATTTCGTCAGGTAGTTTTGAATTTTTAATCGCATCTACTGAAGGAACTCCAACTGGTTTTGTGTTCGGAACTTGAGACAAATAAGGTTGTTGAACTTGTTGTTCTTGTAAAAATTCCTGAGGAATATTGTATTTGGCTTGAGGGATGTCCAAATCCCGAGCCATTGGCATTGATGAATATGATGATTCAGATATTGAATTACTTCTTTTCATTTCATCATGTCTGTCCATGATAGCTTTTGATTTGATAAGTTTGTCCATTAATTGGTCCATAGATTAAAATTTTGAATTAATAATAACGCTAACCATGCTTTTGTCACCATTTATATTGTATCCAGGCTTCATTTCTGTAAAATTTTCTCCTGTTGGTTTCAAAGATAGAATTTTATCCAGTCTGAAAAGTCTCCATCCAGGTAATGGTTGTTCACCTTTGTAGGCTGTGTGAGAAGAACCTTCGTTATCCCACGCCCTTACAACTTTATTTCCCGCTTTACTAACTCCCAAACAGACAAGTTCAATATCTCTTAAACCACGTCCACCTGGTTCATCACCATCATAGTATATAACGCACTTCTTTTTGTTCTTGATACAATCAACAACATCATCTATCGATGCAAGTTCGCAAATTAAACCTTTGAGTGATTCTTGGAGTTTCATTAAGATATAGGAAAATTAGGGTAAGGTTTAGAAGAGTTAAATTTGTTTATTTTGATTTCATTTTTTCTCTCTATCACATCATCAATAGTTCCAGCCGCTGAATTGTAAACATCCAAGAATACACCAGTTCCTCTACCGAGTCTGTCTCCGTCAGCTAAAGCATCTTCGTTCGTTGATGAATATGGATTACCTGCTGCGTTGTAATCGTTTCTTGGAATTAGTTTTGCTCTTTCAGCATCTGCAAAGGCAGTAAGTGCGTTTGGAACGTTTTGTGATAAGTCGACTGTAATTTCGTTTGCCATGTTTTTATAATTTTGAAATTATTTCGTTTATTCTTTTAAGGCTTTCAGTAACCGCTGCATCATATTTTTGCATTGTTGTAGCGTGTTTTTGAGAAGGTCTTACATTTGTAAAATCTTTCTTTTCATGTGAATCGATAAATTGGTTTTGCATACCTGCGTCCATTTTATTTCTGTTTGTAAGATGACCATATTCTCTCATCTTTCTCAACTCATCTTTTACCCAATTCTTCATTTGAAATCCACCATTCAATATAAATTCAGGGTCAGCTTGTTTTCCTTTGAAACTATCGAAAAAGTTTTTTATTCTCTTTAATTGAGGATATCCAATGAACTTTTGATTCTGAAGTTCTTGGTTTCTTTTGTAACCTTCCCCATGTTTGTCAGGGTTTTTTACTTTCTGAAAACAATCTTTCATATGTTTCCTATAGTTCTCAGGAAATTCAATTTCTTTATCGTATATCTCACTGTTCACTAGATAACATTTTAATTAAGTCCTTTTTAGAAAAACCTTGTTTCTCCATTTGTTTTATTAAAGATTTCATATTCTTTTTTATAAATGAAGGAATTTCTTCATCATTTTTCTTTTTAGTGACTTCAGAGTTGTTTGAATTTTTCTTACCCATCAAAATATCTTCAACTACCTTAATCATTTTTTGTTTTTGAATTTCAGATAAAGTTGCTCTTGTTACAAAATTCTTGTCTTTTTTAAATTTTGAATTTTCATCTTTTTTTCCTGATGGGTCTTTACCTTGTTCTAAAGTTCTTTCCCAAGCATCTGGTTCAGCCATTTTTAATTCGTCTCTAAAATATTCAAAAGTTTCTTGACCATTCATATCTTTTGTTTCCTCAAATCCAAAAGCACCCGACATGTCTTCTTCTTTAACTTCGTCAACAGATTCACCGTAATAAGTTCTGTAACCACGAGAAATTGGGTCGTTTGTAATTCTTGCGGCGGCAACTGTTTGGTCCATAGTTTTTTTCGGATGTAATTTTGGGTCTAATATTGGAATTTTAGAATTTGAAAATGCTCCGTCTATGTTAACCAATTCTTCTAACTCACCTGTAATTTCTTTCGATGATTTTTTCTTTTTTGATTTAGCACATTTATTCAAATATTTTTTGATTACCTCAACTTTGTCTTTTGGTATTTTCATCATTACATCTTTTTTTCTTGCTTCAGTTAAAGTTTCTTCCACAGAATAGTATAATGAATAATCATTTCCCTTATCTCTAAGGAAAAAATAATATGGTGATGAATAAAATTCTTTGTCTATAGTAATCATCTGTTTCTTTTTAATCTATAAATACTAAGAGATAAGGTATTTATCATTAGTTTATGTCATATCAGAATATTAATCAATACAATTATAGAAGGTGGGCGTTAATTCCATTCAATGAAATCACCGACATTTGCCTTGCATCAGATGAAAAAGACTATGACCAAGAGGTAGTTTTTTCTCCTTTGTTGATTGGTGAAAATGATGGGAATCGTATGCCGTTTAAGTTTGATATCAATCATTCGGCAACAACTTTATGTCAATCGGCAACATGTTCTTTTGATAATCAAACAATTGTTTCTGAAAACTATTGGAACCCAACTGATACTGACCCGAACTTTTGTCCGATAATTACGGACTTATGTGATGTTGGTTTAACAGGTATAGATAATGGACTTGTTAAAAAAATGTCTGGTGAAACAATTCAAATTAATACAGGTTTATATTCAAGTATCTCAGACAAATACAGTAGATACAAATATGATAGGAGAATGAAAATGCATCCTATCACAGGTTTCACTACAACATCGAATAGACTTTGGAATGATGACTCATACTCATATGACTTATCCTATTCAAATGAAAATAATAGTGTAGGATGGTTTGCTAAATTGAATGGTGGATTCTTCCAAGGATTTTATAAAATAGCCGGATATGATTACCAAGTTTTTCCTGAAAGAGTTAATTTGGGATGGACAAGTGAATTCTTATTAAGATATAGATGGACTGGTGATACTTCAGTAGGTTTGAATAACAGATACCCTGATAATAAAGGAACATTCTTTTTCATGGGTGCGAGAGCTGAAAATAAATTCTACCACTATGCCGAAGGAAGTCCACCACAAGATACAGGATATACAAGAGTAACATCAGGTTTGACCTGTATGCATACTTGTGGTTGCACAAGTAGTGCTAACACAGCCTCTACTTGTTATTCGGTTTATCAATTATCAGGAATTACAAACACAACTTGTGGTTGTAGCTGTTCTTGTAATTGCTCTTCGTCGGCACAATTTCCTGAAAAGGACCCATTGTATGATGGTGTTTCGAACGGATTATCTCTGAGGTTGAGTGGTGATACTGGTAACCCGAGATTATGTATTAAGACATATAGGATTACAGGTGGTTGCGAATCTACAGGAACTTGTTTGACAGGATTGACATATGTTACTGGAACTTCAGTAACAGAATGGTGTTCTACGAGAGGTATTTTTGATGATTGTAGAAATACAACATACATCAATGTTGAACACTGGGTTCAAATCGATGCCGTGTTCCAACGTAATGAATATTTTTCAGGATGTGACCTTTGGGATAAAGGTGGTCTTGGATTAATTGTGTCGGATGAATATACCGCTACCACAGCCAATAACAGTTTAAGTTTAATTAAACCTCCAATAACTCACGCAGATGTTTATGACCCTGAAACAACTGAAGTTGTTACATTCACAGACATTTGGATGGAGGAGAAAAAATACAGATTGGGTAAGTTGAAACTATTCGTGAATGGAAGACTGTTCATGGTTGTTGAAAACTTCGAAGAAATTATTCCACACTTAGTTAATGTTGAAAAGGAAAAACAAATTGGTGTTGGTTATAACATTTCATTAGGTGGGGGAACACAAGGTCTGAAGGATAACTTAACATTCTCAGGAACTTGTCCAGCTACGGTTGATGAGATAGTATATCAACAAGACCCAGAATGTTTAACGACACATGATTTAGATAATACAATTTACTCAGGATTAACAACTCATATCAGACTTGAGGAAATTTTCGGTGGAAGTATGATAGGTGACATCAGTGCGTTTAGAATGTATACTGAA